CGACCCGACACCCGCTCAGCTACCCGCTCAGCACCCGCACCCGACAACCAACCCAACCGCTCAGAACCAACCCGCACGAACACACGTTCGCACCCCTCACCTCAGCCCGTCCACGAACACACGTTCGCTCACGCCGACCGAACACACGTTCGCACCGACCGACCCATCGGCACACGAACACACGTTCGCACCCCGACCCCGACCCGACCCCAACCGAACACATGTTCGCACGAACACATGTTCGCATGCACCCTCACACGCACCAACCCACACGAACACATGTTCGCATCACCACCCGACCCCAAATGTTACAGTTTCGTTACACGACTTGACATCGAAGGGGTCATGTGATATGCCCGGGACTTTCCGACGGCCTCCTCCATCTGGGGGCGGACTTGTGACATATTTTTTATGGGTTGGTTGGTTTGTGTTATGTCAGGGTTTTGTGTTGAGGATGTTTTGTATGGCTGTGGGTGTGATTGCTGGTTGTGTTTTTTGGGTTTTGTTTTGTAGTGTGTTGTAGATGTGTTGGTCGATGGTGTTGGGGTTGATGAGGTTGTGGATGGTGGCGGGTTTGGTTTGTCCGATTCGGTGGATTCGGGCGCAGGTTTGGTGGTATTTGGCGGGTGTCCAGGGGGCTTCGATGAATAGCATGTTGTTTGATGCTGTGAGGGTGTGTCCGTGTGCTGCTGCGTCTATTGAGATGATGATGTTCATGCAGTTTGTGTTATGTTGGAATTCTTGTTTGGCGGTTTCGGTCTTTTGGGGGTTTTGGCCTCCGATGATCATTGGGGCGTTTAGTTCGTTTGCTAGGGTTTGTACTATTTGGCGGTGGTGGGCGGCGATGACGATTTTTTGTCCTGAGTTGTTGGCGTTTTCGATCCATTCTAGGGCGTGGGGGATTTTGGAGTTGGCGGCGATTTTTCTGAGTTCTGTGAGTTGGATGAGGGTTTCGTAGTTTTGTGTTGCGTAGTGTGCTCGGATTCGTGCTTGGTTGGGGTTGGTGCCTTCGTTGATGGCGATTTGTTCTTGTTGTTGGGTGTACCATTCTTGGAGGTCGTTGAGGGCGTGGTTGTACATTGTGCGGTGTTTTTTGTCCATTGTGGTGTGGATGGTGTTGTATGTGATTGGTGGGAGGTCGGTGAGGACGTGTTGTTTTTCTCTGCGGATGTAGCAGTGGGTTTGTAGTTTGTTGAGGAGTTCTTTGTTGTTGGTTGAGCCGTGGATTTGCCAGTGGCCCCAGTTGTCTCTGTAGGCTCCGCAGTATCGTTTGTAGAAGTTCCAGCGGCCTCCGAAGTTGTCGATGTGGCCGAGGATTTCGAGTTGTGGGGCGTATTCGGCTGGCATGTTGGTGATGGGTGTGCCGGTGAGGAGGAGGATGTTGCCGGTGGTTGGGATGTTTTTGGCGATGTGTTTGGCGGCTTTGGTGCGTTGTGCGTCTGGGTTTTTGCAGTAGTGGGATTCGTCTAGGATGAGGGTGTTGTGGTGTTGGTTGTTGAGGTGTTGTTTTTGGGCGTGGATGTTTGGGTAGCCGATGATGGTGTAGTCGGTTTCGGTCAGTTCGGGGGTTTTGCGGCCTTCGATGGTTTGGATGGTGCGGTGGGGTAGGGCTTCTTGGATTTTGGTTTTCCAGTCTTCTGTGAGGCTGGTGGGGCAGATGATGAGGGCTGGGTATTGGTTTGTGTGTTCTGTGGTGGCGAGGGCTTGGATGCTTTTGCCGAGGCCCATTTCGTCTGCGATGAAGGTGCGTTGTTTTTCGGCGGCGTAGGCTACGCCTGCTCGTTGGTAGGGGTAGAGTTCTAGTTTGAGGGTTGGGATGGTGATTTTGGCGTCTGTGGCTTGTGTGAGGTTTTGTGCGTGTTGGGCTTTTTGGGTTTCGATGTTGGCTTGTGTGCGGATGTGTTCGGGGATGGGGTGGTTGTATTTGTCTGCCCATTGGATGAGTTCGTGTACGTTGGTGTAGGGGGTTTCCCAGTGGTTGTGGTGGGGGTTCCATTTGATGCCGGGGATGGCTTTGAGGTCGTGGATTTGTAGGGTGTCGTAGGGTACGACGATTTGTAGGATTGATTTTTCAAGTCTGATGGTGGTTTCGCCTATGGGGTGTTCTGGTAGTTGTAGGCGGATTAGGTCGTCGTCCACGTCGATGTTCCACGAGTTTGCGAAGGCGATGGCTCGTTTGCGGGCGGCGAGGGGTATTGTCCAGTGTTTGTTGATTTTGTCCCAGCGTGCGTTGGGGAATGATGTTTTTAGGGCTTGTACTTCGTCTTTGTTGTATGGTGTGTCTAGGACGAGGTTTGTGCCTTTGAGGTAGAGTCTTTTCAAAATTCGTACATTTCTTCGGGTAGCACGGGCTGGATTGTGTAGGGGACGGCGTTGTAGGTTTCGTCTACGAATAGGGGCGTGTTTGGTCCCATGTATGCGCTGTAGATGTTGAAGTCGGCGTATTCTGCTGCGGATTCTGGGGTCATGTAGTGGTCTTCTACGAAGTGTTGTATAATTTTTTGTTTGCTGTATACGGCGAGCGCTCGGCGTCTGCCGTCGTTGTCCCAGATTTCGGTGTGTCCTATGCAGGCTCCTTCTAGCCCGTCTGCGAAGAGTGCTTCAGGGTTGGCGTCTTCTAGGTAGTCAACTGTTTGTGTGTATCGTGGGTAAAATCCGTATGGTTCCATACGTGCTAGTTTACCACAGTTGGGTGTGGTGGGCAACTTTTAGTAGTTGCCGCCGCCGTCTGGTAGTAGCAGGTCGGGGTCACCCATGTCGTGTTGAATACCGTATGATGGTAGGTCTTCCCATAGTACTCGGTCGTAGGGGACTTCGGGGAAGTTTCGTCCTAGCCATGTGCGGGTGATTGTGCAGTTGGGGTAGTAGAATCCGCCGTCGTCTCCCCAGCGTTGGAAGAAGTGTTCGTTGGAGTTTGATTTGTTTGTGATGAGGTCGTCTGCCATGATTTCGTATGGGACGTGTCCTCCCGCTTTTTCTACTTCTGATTCGGCTACGAGCCGGTTGCACCAGTGTGCTACGACTGCTGGGCGCTTTACGTTGTTTTGTGTGGGTTGGGCGGCTCGGTGGACTGAGCGTCCGTGCCATACTTGTAGGTCGCCTCGGCGGGCGTGGAGTTGCACGATTGGGGCATTAGTTTCTTGCCGGTGGGTTTCAAACTCTGCCGATTTTGGGTGACTTGTTCTGTCGGGGTTGCTGTAGCGTTCCCGATAGTTTAGGTCCCATTTATGTGATCCGGGGATGGCTTCGATTGCCCCGTTTGTTTCGTTGCAGTCTCCTAGTGCTACCATGCCTCCGACGTAGTTTTTTGGCCCTACGTCGTGGGGGTGTGTGGCGTCTAGGTGCCATCCGGTGTGTTGCACTGTCATCCGTGTTTTGGTGACGTGTAGTGCTACGGCGATGTCGATTTCTTTGAAGAAGTTGTTTACACCTTTATGGCAGAGTACTTCTTTAAGTTCGGGGACGTTCATGTATGCTTTGTCGTCTTCCCATCCAACAAAGTTGGGATTATCGGGTGTGTCGAATTCGGCGTCCCAGCGTTCGCCGTACATGTTTAGTGACTCGTCAGGGACAGCGTTGGGGATGATTGCAAAGCCGTGTTTTTCGTAGAACTCGGCGGTGTCTGTGCGTTCACCGTTGTATTCGTAGTTGTCGATAATCGTTATTTCGCTCATGTTTTTATTTTAGCACAATTTGTTACGGGGCTACTCTTTGATTTTGTACAAAGTGATTGTGTGTGACGGGCATTGCTTCTTGGAAGAAGTACTCCAGTGAGTGTGCGTACTGTCGGATTTCCCACTGTGCAGTTTCGTCGCCTCGGAGGTTTATGAAATTCATAAGTGCTCGGGCGTTTGTTGTTGCGTAGAATTCGCTGTATGTGGCGACGGGTAGCACCATCCGGGCTACTTCTTTGGCTACGCCTTCTTGTAGAAGTTTTTCGTAGGCTCCAAAACTTTGTGCGTATGAAAGTTTAATTCGATCTTTAGAGAACTGGTAGTTTTCCATTGGTTCAAATGTGTATGCTCCGGGCTTACCTACCTGTGTGCGCATTTGTTCGGCGGCTGGGATGTAGGCTTCGGTCGGGATTTCTGAGTAGCGTCCCGAATATTCGTTGTATGACCATCCGATGCGATGCCGGAACCATTCTCGTACAACGAAGATGGGTGCTTTAATGTGGAACCTAAAAAAGTTGTGTTCAAAAGGCGTTCCGTGCTGTTCTCGCATCAGGAAACCGATCAGTCCCTTGTCTTTTTCTGTCAGTTCATCACTCCGTACCCCAAAACTAACTCGTGCGGCGTTTACCACGCTCAAGTCGTCTGCGGATGCAGCGTCTAGGCGAATAAAGCCTTTATCTAGTACGGTTAGTTCCTTTGTCATGTTGCTCCTTTTGTTTGTTCTTAGTCTTGTAGCCACTCTGGGTGGTTAAGCGTCCATTCGACTGTCCGTCTAAATGACTCTTCTACGGTCATTGGCGGCACCCATCCTGCTGCTCTCAGTTTACCACCATCTAATGAGTATCGCAAATCGTGGCCGGGGCGACTTGAGTGGAAGTCAACAAGTTCGTATACTGGTTCTTGGCCTATGATGTCAGAGATCATTTTTACAATTTGGAGATTGTCGATCTCTTGTTCTCCTGCTACGTTGAATCGCTGTAGGTCGGGTGTGGCGATACTGTCGATGTAGTAGTCAACATCCACGGTTTCAATGATGTGTTGGATAGCGTCAGCGTGGTTTCTGGCGTGTAGCCATACTCGTGAGCCGATCTCCCAACTGCCGTCTTGGTTTGGCTTACTGTGAATGTCAATCTTGTCTCCGGCGATAATCTTTTTGATTACCATCGGTACATACTTTTCTGGGTGCTGGCGCTCGCCAAAGTTGTTCATCGTGTTGGTGATGATGACGGGTACGTCAAAGGTTCGCCAATAGGAGTATGCGATTGATTCTTGTGCGGACTTGGAAGCAGAGTACGGGTTGGAGGGTCGGTGGGCCTCTCCTTCTGCGTGGTCGTGACCTGCGGGCGCTGGACCGTATACTTCGTCTGTTGAGACTTGAATAAACTTTTCAGGCTTGACTTCTCGTGCGTACTCTAAAGCGTTAAGTACGAGGTTTACGTTGTTTTGTACAAAGTCTACTGGTTCGGTGATTGACCGATCTACGTGTGAGTCGGACGCCATGTTTACGATATAGTCTACATCGCCAATTTGACGCTTGATCTGGTCGTGGAAGGGAGCACGCATGTCGTGCCACAGCACGGTTGCTCTACTTGGGTCGTAACCATCAATATCAGTTAGGCGCTCTACCCGTCCCGAGAACCGGAGGGAATCCAAGACAACAATTTCCCAATCCGTGTTCTTTAGCCAATGTTCAACAGTGTGGGAACCAATAAATCCTAGTCCACCTGTTAGTAGTACTCGTTTACTCACTTTTCTCCTTAGAAATGAGTTAACCCCTCATGTGAGGGGCTAACCGGCGCTCAGAGTACCTAGGTGTTAGCGGTACGGTGAAGCGACTTGCTAATACTCTAGTAAATTGGTCACCTGTAGTCAACTCCTATGGCGCTTAGATGATAAATGTCACCAAGGTGTCACTTCATCATCAAACTCTTCGTTTTGGTATGCTTCGTTCAATTCTTCATCAGTTCGCCCGGACCCTTGAGGTGCGACACTGTTCTGGTACTGTGAGAACTCAACCACTTCAAACGGCCATGACTCACCACGTTTACAGAGAGCAGGCCATTCTCGGGCTTCTCGTTGTCCACGGTAGTGCTTGAACTCAATCAGTTCAGGATCAGTGGGGTCGGGTGCAAGCGCAAGACCGAACTCTGACCACCGTGACCATACGGCGGAACCGAACGGGCGCAGGTCTCGCTGACCGCCTGAGCCTAGCGGAGCGTGATGCTCAATCCAGAGCGCACAGTTGTATGTATGCCTGATGTAGTCTAGGAACTTAGCGATTTCGATTGAGACCGATTCTGCTGTGCGTCCACCCGGATCAATGAATGCCTTGTATAGCGGCCCGAAGAAAACAATGTCGGGCTGAACCATAGCCACATGCTCTTCAATGAGCGCCTTGTCTTTGGGTGTCAGCAGGTTAACGCCGTCAGGCTTCATCAGCAGGTGTGCGTCCATGTCTTCATGCTTACCAAACCACTTGATCTTGTCATAGATGCGCAAGGATGTGCGGCGAATGATTCGCTCAGGGTTTTCTAGGTCAATCATAAGAGTACGCACCTTAGGCATTACATCACGGCGAAACGGATGAATACCTGCGGATGACATGAGCGCAACCTGTCGGGCGAGGGTAGTCTTACCGGCACCCTCAGCAGCGACAACGATGACACGTTCTTGACGTTCTAGTACATTGGGGATTACCCAGTCATACGAGAGGTCTACGTCTGTCTCTAGGAACGGTGACCACTCAACAAGATTACCGCCATCTTCGTGTTGACGGTCTTTAGTGCTAATGAAGGAATCAAAGTGTGATGCTACCCGCCCCATGAGAAGGCTTTCGCTCATCTCCTGTCCTTGCAGGTCGGAAAGATTACTGATCAGTTTGTTCAGCGCAGTGTCGTCCGTTTCGTCAGTTTCAGGAATGGCCGTATCATCAAACGGAATAAGCGCATCCGCTAACTCTTCGCCAGCGTCGATAAGATCGGAAACGTCGTTGTACTTTCCGGGCTTAAAAACCTTGACGTTGCATCCCGCTTCGGTGAGCATATTGTTAACTGATCGTGCGTGCAGATAGCCCGCTTCATCGTTATCGCAGATGATAATGATGTTCGCCCCAGCAAGCGCTTCAGTGTGATGAGGCATCCATTTGTTCTGGCCCTCTGCACCTGCACCGCCCGGATTGGTCGTGGCAGTCTTGCCCAAAGCCTCTAGGCTGTGTACGTCTTTCTCGCCTTCTACGACGTAGACCGGACGGCCTTCTTCCTTGGCGTGGATAACTTGAGGGAGGCGGTACAGAGGCTTCTCAATGTCTGAAGTTGACCAGTTCCAGCCTCCCGAGTCTCCATCGGGGCGACGTTGCCTGAAAGTTTTCTTACCGTTGTCATCGACAAAGCGCAACACTTCCATTGCCAGAGTGCCGTCTGCATAGAAATATTTGTATGTGTCAACAAGGTCTAACTTGGTCTTCTTGGGCTTAGGTGCGTCCTTGGGGAACAGGTCGCCAACATCTAGGCCGATAGACTCGCAAATCTCTCCTAGTTCACATCCGCCACCACGCAGGCACTTCATGAGAACCTGACCTTGCTTGCCAACTGACACCCGCAAAGAAGGGTTGTCGTCGTCGCTGCGGCAGGGGCATGTAGCGTCCCACTGATTCTTGCCTGATGATGTGTGGTTGACTCGTGCTAGTACGTTATCAATCGGTTCCATAATGCTCCAAAATATATGCCTCTCTAGTCTTCTCGTACAAGGAGGTAAACATAGCACGATCTGAGTTGGTTGTCAAGGCCGTGGCGTTTGTACCAAGCCTGCGAATGGTTTGCGCAAGGACGGGATGCGGCTTTACATAGTCGTAAGTGCCGCTGTAAATCTTCTGCCCGATGGCTTGCAGAATGGTCCACGCCTCTTCAGGCTCGGGCGGAAGTTCTTCGCCTTTCATGTGGGATAGCGTGGCGATACGCAGTTCTCCGGGCTTGGGAAGCCACTTGCGTCCAGCCATCCCCATACGCTTGATAGTTGTTTTCGTTTCTTCGTAGGGCAAGTCGTGGATGAACTCCCAGTATCCCTTTGCTCGCACAGTTAGGGATGCGGTGTCTAGTGACTTGTCCCAAGTTACGCTTAGCAGTTCAACGACTGCTTTGCATTCAGTCTTTTCCATGAGATAAGCATAGCCTCCTTTCGATCATCTGTCAATCCCAGAAAAGAAGAAGCCCCCCTTTCGGGGGGCCGATCTCCTTTCGTGTGTTTGATCAGAAGTCCTCAAAAGGATCACGTTCGGGAACCGTTGCCTTCTGCTGAGGAGCAGGTCGGCTTGCACCGCCTCCACCTCCGCCACCACGGCGACGTACAAGGCTCTCAATACCAAACGTGTTGACAGCAACAGCGTCTGCAACGATCTCTACCGTTGAGCGCTTCTCGCCTTCTGCGTTTTCCCACGAACGCTGCTCAAGACGGCCCTTGATGATCACGGGCATACCCTTCTCAAGCACGTTAGCAGCCTGCTCTGCGATTCCTCGCCAAGCAACAACGTTGAAGAACGATGTTTCTTCCTGCCACTCACCGTTGACCTGAAAACGCTTGTTTGACGCTACCGAGAACGATAGCCGTGCGTTGCCGTTGGCACCGTACTTAAGTTCCGGGTCCACTGTGAGGTTTCCGCTTACTGTAATATCTGCATTGCTCATTTCTTCTCCTATCATATTCGCTATGTACAGATGCTGCTCTCTCAAGCAGTAATGGTATTATAATCGACCCGTCACATGCTGTCAAGACTGCTTGCTCAGAAAATTTTCTGGCACTAGAATAACAGCATGTCTGAAGAAAACATTGAACAAGCCAGAATGGCATTATTTAACTACTTCGTGGACACGCTAGTGGACCTGTCTGATCCTGATGACGAAGACCGGGAATTGGCTGTGGACGATATGATGCAGGTTGCCAATATTTTATTTGAAGGACTTGACCTTACTGTGCTTTCCGAGGATGGTGGCGTACTACAGGTGCAGGTCGCTCTTTGAGCGGAAGCCGATGTGTTCTAGAAAATGCTTGCGACACATGACCCGGTAATCTACGGTTGACTCATTATCTACGACAGTATCTGAGCCTGCTGATGCACTCATCCCGTTTAAATACAAACCATTGTGCGTGGCCATAGCACCGCACCAACACCGCATACCGTTACCGATCTGGACAATCCTGTCGGCTAGTTCGATCAGCCTCTTAGTGGCTTTAAACAATTCTCCTTTGTAAGACGTTAGAAGACCGTATGCATTGATGGTCATGTCATTTACATCACAGAGGTGCGCCATTTGTTCAATCTGTTCCTCAGAAAAAAATTGTACCTCATCAGCAAACATGTATAGAATTTTTTCTTCATTCTTTTTCTCTGTGTCAGAAACGAGATCAATTAGATTAGTATTGTCGTCTACGCCACACGAGATGGACATGCCGCCCATCCGATTTGAACAGACTGAATCACCAGAGCGGTCATTTTTGTTTACAAGCAAAACTTGACCGGGGAATGCGTCTTCAACATTGAAGTGTGTTTGTAGAAGATGTGTAGTTTTGCCGGATGACATTGTTCCCACAAGAAAAGTTAGGCGTCCCATGTCACTCCTGTTGTGCGCTGTTCCAGACCGCAGATCGGTCGGCCCGATAGGTGGGGGACACGGTTTTGGGTACGTTTTCTACACCGGTCACCGCTGGCGAGTGGAACACCTTTTTAACTCGCATCTTTGTACCATTTTCAGGATGCTCTAGTTCTGTCAAGGTATCATCAGAAAAAGACTGGTACACGTCTATAGTTTCTTCAGTTTCAACAAATTTGTATGTATACGTCGGCATGTGTCTTATTATACCGCTTGATTGACACTTGGCAAGTCCCCACAACGATACAATAACAGTAGGTGTTAGTGGTACGGTAGGGGACTTTTATGCTGCGCAAGGGCAGAACCTACAAGAGAATGGCTAAAGCAGCGCTTGTGTGGGTTTTTGCACTAGCGTGGTTTGCTCCTGTCCCAGCAGCCGCCGCTTCGTACACAGTTACTGAAGAATCTGACTGGTATTTTGAAGTTTCGCAGGACACTACCCATGTCGTTATCTACGGCAACAGCAATCAGTCATGTAATGAGGTAACGGTTGACCCGTACTTGTGGTTGTACGACCTGTCAGGCACGATGATTACCAGAAATGATGACGGCAACCACAACGCTCAAGACCAGTGTGTATCAGCAAAGATTGACACCACGCTGGATGCAGGCGTTTACCGCCTTAGGGCGGGCTACTACCCCGGTCAGGTTGGTCCGGGTTACGAAAATGGTGAATACGCACTCGTCACTGACCTGACGCTTGCAACAAACTTCAGCACCTACAACGGGGTCAGATTCTCTTACACCCCCGCATACATTGAGCAAACAATTGACGTTTCTTCGTATGCGGGAGAGATTGATTCAATTGTTGTGACCCCTCTTGTTAAACGGTCCGACGATGTTAACGATTACGTGGCGACCCAGTATGCCGCTTACGACTCGGCAGGTAACCTACTGCAAGGCAACTTGACATCATCTGCTCCAACATCTTGGGTTGAGGTTCCTTCCTTTTGGTTCTCAGCGTCTACCTCTACGAATGTGCAAGATTCAACATCGTGGGACACAGTTAAGATTCGTATCTGGGCAAAAGATGGCGAAGGTTCGGGAGGGAACTACGGAACCGAAATCAAAGAAGTCGCTTTCAAAGCAAAACTTGATGGGAGCACCGAATGGACAGACCTCACCAACCTGCTCACTAATCCTCAGTTCAACTCCATCAACAGCAACTCTGCACCGAATGGCTGGTCGTCTAACGCTTCGTGGGACACATGTCAAGGTTTGACTTCTTCTACACTTTGTGGTTTTGTTCAAAACACTTGGACTTGGGCTACACCTGCAACCACAACGACGACCACAACGACGACCACAACGACGACTTCGACAACCACAACGGTTCCACCGACCACTACCACAACGACTACCGTTCCGCAGACACTTGGCCCGCCGATGAACCTTACCGGCGAGTTGACCGCTAACGGCGTTTTCTTGGATTGGGATGAGCCAAATACCGGAAATGTCGATCCCGAACGCTACGCCATCTCTTTTAGTATACCCCCCGACGCTGGATGGGGTGTCGCTACTGGAAATGTGGGTGACGAAAATGCTCTCACTACCGAATATACTCTGTCTTACGACTTGTTTGAAGGCACCGGAGGACTCGGAGAAGAATACGTCTTTGATGTGCGTGCCGACAATGACACTCTAGGTGTCTATTCTGGATGGTCTACCCAAGTGACGCTGACTGTAGAGGAGCCTACCCCTCCGACCACGACGACCGTTCCACCAACGACCACGACGACCGTTCCGCCGACCACAACGACGACGACCGTTCCACCAACAACAACTACTACAACGTTACCTCCAACTACTACGACCTTGCCTCCGACAACAACAACAACTAGTACAATACCTGTAACGACAACAACGACGTTGCCGCCTACAACTACGACGACGGTAGCGCCTACAACTACAACGACGGAGGCACCGCCATCAACGACAACGACAACCGTACCGCCTACGACGACTACGGTAACCCCGACTACGACTACATCGACAAGCACTACAACTACAAGCACTACCACGACAACCACCACATCAACGTTGCCTCCAACGACGACAACGACAACTCTTCCCCCGGAACCGGAACCTGAGCCGGAGCCTGAACCAGAGATCGTTACCGTAGATGGTGAGGAAATTGAGTTTGAGTTTGTTGACGAAGATACAGGCGAAGCGTTAACCGTTGACGAGTTCTTTGAAGAGTTTGACGTTGAGGAAGAAGAACAAGAATTAGCGCTGGAACTAAACAGCCTTGGTCTTGATATTGAGGGTGTGGAGTTGTCCGAAGTTGACGCCGCTGAAGAAAAAGTTGTTGAAGAACTTGATGCCTTGGACGAAGAACTCGCTGAAGACTTCTTGGATGTAGTTGACGGTGAAGTCACCGTCGAAGAAATTGAAGCACTTGTTTCTGAAGACAACTTTGATGAAATTCCAGAAGACGGTAAAAAAGTTCTCGTTGACGCATTGAACGACGCTGACGGTGAAGTTAAAGAAGAGTTTGAGGACTCCGTTAACATCTTTGAAGATGAAGCGTACAACGAGTATGTGGCCGATGGCTCAACCGTGGACACCGAAACTCGCCGTACTGTGGTTGCTGCTGCCGCAGCCGTTACGGTGGCAACTGCTGCAACCTCTGCCGGTCCTGCGGGCGGCGGCGGAGGCGGTGGCCCTTCTGGTGGAGGTGGAGGACCCAGTGGTGGCGGAAGTGGGGATTCTGGTGGCGGAAGTAAAAGTTCTAGAAGAAGACAGTCTCGCTGAAAGGAGGCATAATGAAACTATTTAAAACTACAATTGGTGCTATTAAGCGGATGGGGAGAGAGATGCTTTACCTCGGCTGGACCTTAGCGGGAACTGGCATGGTACTTATCACTCTTTCATCCACGACATTACAGAGAGGGATTTACATTGCTTTTGCAGGATTAGGGCTGCATTTGCTGGGAACCGTTTTGGATTATTTAGACGATGAAAAGGAAAGTGATTCTGATGAAGAATGAGACTCGCAAACTTATTGTTAACACAGTTGGTCGCATCTTTGCGGTCTTCGTAATGAACGCTATGGCTATTATTGGTGGCGCTAGCGTGATTGGCGGTATTGAGCCGTGGAAGGCTGCATTTCTGGCTGGTGTAACGGCGACTGCTACTGTTTTGCAGAAGTTGGCCGCTGCCTATGCTGATGATGGTGTGGTGACTGCTGATGAGATTGACGCAGCATTTAGACTGACCCAAGATAAAAGTTGAGATAACTTTTACATAAATGTGCTCCTACGCAATCACAATGGGTGTGGTACACTATTATAGAGACAATGACAAGATTGTCTCAACCCTAATCCCCTAACAAGGAGAATATATATGGATATTAGCATCTACAAGCAGGTTGGAGAACGTGCCCTTATGACATTCGCCCAGACATTTCTGGCAATGTTTGTCGTGACTGACATGGCTTCAGCCAAGGGTGCTGCTACGGCTGCTGTTGCCGCTGCCCTTTCAGTAGTGAAGTCATTCGCTGCTACCAAGGTTGGCGACCACTCAACGGCTTCTCTCGTCTGAGGGTAGTGCCCCACATCGCTTGATCAACCATCAAGTGATGTAGTAGTATATGGTTGTTAGCGGATAGGCTTTTGCTCCTTTTGTGTCCTTCCCTAACAGGGAATGAACCCCGGTCACTTAGGTGACTGGGGTTCTTTCTTTTTGCGGGAGCGTTTCTTAGGAACGTGCTTAAGTCGATCTACCCTGACCGATCTCCACTGCTCATGACCATGTGATCCTCCCCATAAGTCAACCCATTCTGATTGCGGGTTTAGGTTGGTGTTTGTCACGTGGCGGATGAACTTGTACTTGCCTTGCTCGCCTTTGACTCGGCATTCGTCGCCTTTTGAAAGTGTAATTTGGGGCGAGAGTTGATACACGTCTGTTACTATCCAGCCGGGAGGCGGTCCAACAGGCGCTTTGGTTGATTTAACGGTCTTGGTTCTAGCCATTACTGTATCCTTTCTTGGACTTCCAAGGATACTACATATGCTAGCGCCTGTCAAATAGAGGCGTAGATAGTGTCTGCAATAGTTTCTCGGATGTCAACGTTTTCGTCAAGGAATGCCTTTGTATTGACTCTACCCTGCCCAATGTTTTCACCCTTGTAGGCGTACCATGCACCCTTCTTATCAAGAATTCCCATTTGTGCAGCGATGTCTACAATGTCTCCGGTTCGGCTGATACCTTCACCGTAAGCAATCTCAAACTCTGCCTGCCGGAAGGGGGGAGCAACCTTGTTCTTGACCACCTTAACACGGGTCTTGTTGCCCACTGCTTCAGAAGCATCTTTTAGCGTTTCAATGCGTCGAATATCTAGTCGAACAGATGCGTAGAACTTTAGAGCCTTGCCACCAGTTGTCACTTCCGGTGACCCGAACATGACGCCAATCTTTTCACGCAACTGATTGATCATGATCAGTGTTGTCTTTGAGTTGTTGAGGTTTGCGACAATCTTTCGCATAGCCTGAGACATGAGTCGTGCATGTAGGCCAACGTGACTATCCCCCATCTCGCCTTCAATTTCAGCACGGGGGGTAAGCGCTGCTACAGAGTCCACGACCACAACGTCTAGGGCACCTGACTCAATCAACTTGTTTGTGATGGTTAGTGCCTGCTCGCCGGTATCAGGCTGAGCGACGAGAAGTGAATCAACATCGCATCCAATTGCCTTGGCATACACAGGGTCTAGTGCGTGCTCTGCGTCGATGAACGCACACTGCCCACCATTCTTTTGGGCCTCTGCAATCACGTGAAGTGCGACCGTGGTCTTACCTGATGACTCAGGTCCGTAGATTTCAGTCACTCGTCCTCGTGGAAGCCCACCAACTCCTAATGCGAGGTCTAATGCGATTGACCCGGTTGAGATTGTTTCTACTGCCATTGCAGCGTTATCACCAAGCCGCATAATTGCGCCTTCGCCAAATTGCTTTTCGATTTGACCGAGTGCGTCTTCTAGAAGTTTAGATTTATCCATAAGTGTATTCTATGCTTTCGCTGGTCTTGAGTCAAGGGTGCTGGTACGATATCTGTATGAGTAAACGTGGACCGAAGCGGTTGGTCACTCAGGCAGTTCGCTTGGGTGAGTACGGACAAACTAAGTGGCACATTGAGTTGGAGTGTGGGCACGCTGTGGATAGTGCCCGTAAACCTAAGATCAACGAAGACCGTCTCTGCTGCAAGACTTGTGTCGATCCGCCTGCTCCAGTTCCTCTTATGGAAGTTTTGTCTGAAGATAGAGGGGATCGTGACTTCTTAGACTCTTACGACCCTATGGAAGATATTCGGATACGTGCGGCGATTGCTTCTAGAGTCGGAGTCCCTATGGATCAAGTGGAACTTGTTAACGGAACAGCAACTGTGTTTTTAGATACTCAACAAGTTAAGCGATTAGTGTAAGGTAAATAACTATCTGCAAGTAGTGTAAGGCTTGGTCTGGGTACACGTGCCAGTACGGTTTGGGTTTTCCGGTTTTCCAAGGCAGATACTGATAAAAGAATGCATCTGTAAGCCAGTGCCCCACAGCAAAATACGCAAACAACCAAGGGGTGACAGTTCCCCCTAGCCAGTATATTGTCGCACATATAACTCCCGTGTAGACCATAACATGTTCAAAGATTGCGAACAGTCTTTTTGATTTAAGTTTTATCAGCCAGTCGGGTTGGAGTGCCACGTCTGCAAAATGGTGTGCGGCGAGAAGCCATATTAATCGCACAGTAGGTCGTTCCTTATTTGGGTACTGCTGACACCTTCTGTGTACGCAGTGTACTTGATCGGCATATCTAAGTCGATAATAGTAGCCTTCCCCGGAAATTCGTAATTGTCATTCCCTCTTATGAATATGAAGTCGTGATTAGGGTAATGACTGTGCGCCTTCTTAAACGTTACTCCGGGGTCGTCCGTGTGTGTAACTAGTACCTCATCTACCAATCCTGTTATCTTTAGATTGTTAATTCTCTGCTCAAGCGATTGGATAGGTATTTTTCCTTTAATGCGCCAGCAGGACTCATCAGAGTGCAAGACCACAACTACCACATCGGCGCTTGCTCGCATGTTCTGCAAAAGGTTTATGTGGCCCTCGTGGCACAAGTCCATGATTGCCGCAGTCAGCGCTACTTTAGCCACGTTGTTTTACCTCCCGGTTGCGGAATACGCCATGTGTCGTACCAGTCGGTGAGGTAACCATCAATATTGTTGGGAACGCTAAAGTCGTGACCTAGATAAGTTTTTGTCGATAGTGGCGAGACTAGGTGTTTTGGTCTGATCAAATGACCATCTTCTTTTATGTTGATTAGAAGTTCATCGTTCGTGGGGTGAGGCCACCAGTGTAGAACGTCGAATATGATGTGGGTTTCTTTGTGAACGTAAGCCGCTTGCATGGGCCTATCCCCGTCGCTTACTACTCTTCCAGCAAAGAACTCGTCGTCGGGTAACCGTGCTCTGTCCCAATAGCCTAGTACAGCAAGGTCTAAGTCGGTGTCGTGCGGGATGAATCCGTTGTCCCGCTCTAGCCCAAGCAGTGTTCCGGCTGATAGCCAGTACTCATCTAAGAATTCTATCCCCCGAAGCAGGACTTCCATGACGGGCTTTCCTTTTAGGGGCTGTAGATTGTGGGCGTTCCATTCCAGTTTAATGTTTTCGTACATGCCGTTATTTTACCTGTTTTTGACATAGCACACCTACCCTTTCGTGTGGTAGTTGACGCTAACGCACGAGAGGCTGGGACGAACCCAATTGGTTTATTCAAGGCTGTTCACTTCATGGACCCCAAACACCGCCTATTTTTTCAGCGATGCCCACTCTCCCTAGATATGGCTCTAGTTGCCCGTGTGCCGGAACCGCATGGGCTGTTGCCTGTTCCGAACCTGTTCCTCAAGGCTTGATGCTCTACGTGCAGTGACTGGCATCCCGTCAAGGATGTGTGTCCAGTGTATCGTGTGATCCAAATCGTTCCTCTTTGGGCAGGCGTGCCCTCTTTGTCGTGTAAGTACCAGTTGCGTAACGAGTGTAACCCACCGGTCCTTCAGTGAACGTTTATGTCATCGGGATTCCCCGGATTCAGTCTTGTGGTAGTTTGCTCCTCTTGTAGTTTGCTCATAGGGTACTCGGATGGGCGGGGGCTGTCAAGTCCACTTTTGACTTGATCGCTTGACAGCGTTTATATACAATACGCTTATCATGGAGAAATTACAATGTTCAATGTAGACGCACCCGTTTGGTTTCAGGACGCCCCGTGCGTCGGAGAAGATAGGTTGTTCTTTTCTTCTAAACCGTCTAGGCGCAAGATGGCTATTTCCATATGCAATAATATTTGCACTCATCGGGAAGACTGCCTACAGTTTGCTTTACGCAACGGGGTGACTGTTGGGGTTTGGGGAGGAAACACTGGGCCTGACTTAGTTAGATTATTGGAAGGTTCTGATCTTGCGGAACGAGTATGATGACTTTGACCCTGACGTATTAGCGGTTTTACAACGAGGTGATATCAAAATTACTTTCGTTAATGCTCCAGACACGGGTATTGATGGTAAAGATTATTCTGTGATATCGTGGACTGCTAATAATTTAACTATTGCTGTATCTGATAGGTACTTGAACCGGGAGATAGACAACTTCATTGTTGATGGCCTAACAACAATACTCGGTGACAATGCGTCGGAAGAAGAAATGACAGATGCTGTGAAGCAACATGCGATTCGTTTGTTTTCGGAGAAACTGACGATGGTTTCGGAAGAAGCAATATCTTCTGTGCGTGAACCGCTAGAGTTGAACATTGACTACTCTCTATATCAACTGTTGAACCAGACGGAAGAATGACCTTGACTCGCTTGTAAAAAGTCTGTAAAATAGAAGTATCTACTATTTATTAAGGAGACTGAATGTCTAAACTACCTGAGGCCACTTCGACATTACACGAAGCACAAGCCCTAATTGCTTCCCTTGAAAAGCAAATGCTGCAACTTGGTGACGATTTTGATTCCACCGATAAGGGAGAGTTGTTGCAGTTTGCTAGTGACATGCATTTAATGAAGTCGCATGTGACTGAGATTTTCAATGAACTTCAGTCTATGATCACTGGCTATTTAGACAACCTTCCGCTTCCGGTAGTGGTGGATGGTGCAACCGTTGAAATTAAGTCCGGTTCACCACGGAAGACGTGGGACCATAAGACACTTATTGATGATGTTAGTAAGCGCATTGTTGATAGTAGTGTCGATTTGAATACGGGTGAAGTCGTGAAGACTCCCACGGATATGATTCGTGAGGCATTACAGTATGCAGGTATTTCCTATTGGAAGGTAACCAAGTTGAAGGAACTTCATTTGGATGCCGACGACTACTGTGAAGTTGGAGAAGCAAAAAAGAGTCTAGTTATTAGGAGAGATAAGTGAGTAATATGTTAACAGCCCTATCAGAGCCTTTTGATCCTTCTGTTGAGAAGCAACTTAAAAAGGGTGGCGCAAGCCTTACGTACATTCCAGTAAGCGAGGTTATTACTCGGTTGAACAGAGTACTCGGCGTGGACATGTGGTCTTACGAGATTTTGTCTTGTACCCGTGATACTTTGGACCCCGATTACGTCGTTGCCCATGTTCGGCTTACTGCAACGTTTGTTCCGACCAATGATGCACCTGCGCTAACAGTTACCAAGGATGGTATTGGTGGGCAGAAGATCAAGCGCACTAAGAACGGTGACATCGTTGATCTTGGCGACGAGATGAAGGGTGCGGTGTCTGATGCACTAAAGAAGGCGGCGCAACATTTTGGCGTAGGTTTGTACCTCGCCCGTTCAGAAGAGTCGATGAACTTAGAATATGCTCAAGATACAGCAGACCAGCCTATCTCAGCAGATCACTTTGAGAAACTGCGAGAGGTTTTAAACAATCAGGCGCAGGATACTATTGATGCGTGTCGTGCCCATTGGTCGGAAATTTCTAACGGAGCAGAGTTCGCTAACGAAAATGTAACTCGTGATCTACTTAAGTCAATGCTAGAGTTTGTCAAGTCGATGACTCCGGCTGATAGTGAAACGCCAGTAGAATCAGATACCAATGCAGGATAGCCTTGACTTAGGTCCGCTGTCATACGACTACCCGAGGTACATGTCGCCTAGTTCTATTAGCACGTTTCAGCAATGTCCTCTAAAGTTTAAGTTCTCAAAACTTGACAAACTTCCTACTGAGTCAACTGAAGCGCAGCACCTAGGTTCGTTCGTACATGAGGTGTTGGAAGAGTTGTTCACGTACCCCCGTGAAGAGCGTACAGAAGCGACCGCCCGCAAGTTAGCACGAGACCTGTGGAGCAGTAAGTGGTCGGCAGAGTTCCACGCTCTTAAAGAGAAGTGCGAAGAGAACGAGTTCCGTTGGAAGGCGTGGTGGTGTATTGAAAACTATTTCGGGATGGAAGACCCTACTTCTTTTGACGCTGAAGGTATTGAAGCCAAGATGGACGGAGATATTGATGGCGTACCGATCTTCGGCATTATCGACCGTTACACAGTGGAAGACGGCAAGTTAGTTATATCTGATTATAAGACCGGTAAGAAGCCTCGTAAGCAGTATGAGTGGGAGAAGAAGATGCAGATTACTATCTACAGCATTCTCCTTAAAGAGTTGACTGGCATGGAAGTTGAACGTGCAGAGTTACTGTATGTGAAGTCTGGACAGTTTGCACGCTATGACGTAGATGAGAAACTTGAAAACGATGTTCGTGTAGAAGTCCGAAAGACTTGGGACCAAGTAAGGACCATGTGTGACTCGGGAGAGTTTGAAACTAGGACGGGTCCTCTTTGCAACTGGTGTGACTATCAGTCTATTTGCCCGGAGTTCGGGGGGCGTTAACCCATGTCACAGGTAAACAATTTTGCCATCATAGTGTCGGAGGACATCAAGAACAACGCTTCTCAGCAAGACAAAGATTTTCTTCGGTTACCTGAAAATCTTCAATTGTGGAAAGACTGTCTTTTAGAAATCATTAGTACGGTTTCTGAAAAGATAAGTGAATTAGAAACAGACATTAATTCCCTGAGATCGTCGTACCCTGATTTCGTGATTGATCCTGCTGCGGGTATGGAGGATCAGAAAACCAAGTCAGAGCGCTTTAGGTTTTACGCTGAGAAGCGTCTTGCTGAAGTAGATAGGTTAATTACACTTGGGCAACCCGCCGATCCCTCTTTGTCACTTGCCACGTTTCTTCGTGATGCCATTATTGCGCACAAACGTTGGCATGAGGATAATGGCTTAGTTAATTCCGAGGGCGACGACTACTTGTACGCTGCCCTTGATGGAGTCTGGAAGTTCTGATGAAGATTGGTTTTGCATCTAACGATTGGTCCCGCTCAATGCTGACTAGCACGGGTCTGCCCGTTATGGGTGGGTCAGGGCACATTCGTATAGGGCAGTATATTGCACCTATTCGGAAAAAGGGAATTCAGGTTGCGTTAGGTATTCTGGCTCATAACAGTTCTACCGGAACTTTTGGTATTCATTCATGGGATAATTCTGGCGATCACTTCGATTGTGATGTTATTGTTATGCAGCGATACATGCATAAGAACGTGCTTACCGACATGGAAAAAGCACAGAGTCGTGGTCAAATAATCATTCAAGACGTAGACGACTGGTATTGGGGCCTTAGTGAAAAGAATGCTGCATATCATATTTCCAATCCTCTTAAGAACCCAGTGGAGAATACGGAATGGTATAAGAAGATTATAAAAGCCTCGGACGGAGTTATTGCGTCTACCCCGTTCCTACGAGATCGTATGCTTGAGTGGAATGACCGTGTGGCTTTGCATACGAATTATGTGAATACTAAGCAGTATGCGAATGTGCCACCATTTACTGACTCCCCCGCAGGCAAGTTGGTCGTCGGCTGGATGGGGTCTACAGCGCATCGAAGCGGAGACCTTGAAATTTTACGGCCATACATTAACAAAATTTCTGAGTTTAGTGTGTTTCATCACACGGGGCACATTAATCATCACACGTTTCCCAATTTCAATAGACAAATCGGGGTTAGCGGTGGCATTGTATCTACTTCACCGTTTTTACCTCCCTACCAACTTCAGGATGGATTTTTGTTTCAGGCCGGAATCGTTCCGCTGACTGACATTCCTTTTAATCATGCAAAGTCTTATATTAAGGGCTTGGAATATGCTGCGGCAGGGGTGCCGTTTGTTTGCTCTTGGTCGCCACAGTATGAAGAGTTAACCTCGGAGTATGGTATTGGGTTTATGGCAACTGAGCCTTCGGAGTACGTAGAGTTGTTGAAGGACCTTAAAAATGAGCGCTACAGGAATAAGGTGGCTGCTGACATCAAGAAAAAAGCAAAGCGCTTTGATGTGTCAGTAGGGGCAGATAAACTTTACAGGACAATTAAAGATATGCATCAAAGGGTTTGGGATGAAAAGAGGTAAACCACTTCGGCGCACCCCATTAAAGCGTGGAGATAGCCAATTAAAGCGGACGCCTTTAAAAAAGCGTTCAAAGAAGATGCAAGATAAGTACGTGGATCGCAGGGCACTAGTAGTTGACTTATTGGGCCAGCGCCCGTTCTGTGAAGCGTGTGTGATCTTTTCAGTGAAGGATGGCAAAACGGGTGTAGTTGGGGTAAACTATTCTGTAGATATTCACGAATTAATTAATCGTTCTCAAGGCGGAAGCATTTTAGACCTTAATAATCTTCTAGCGGTTTGCCGACTTTGCCACACTAGGATAACGATTAATCCCAAAGAGGCTGAGTTACTTGGCCTGCATTTAGAAAGTTGGTGCAAGACGGATGAGCACCTTGATGAAGCGAAACGAGTGAGAAATGACTGGAAAAACGGAACTGCTACAGAACCTTTTTGGTTCAACGATTGAGCAATGTCCCGACCTGCTGGAGCAAATTAGTTTACTGTCAGGAGGGTTTGCTGATCATGACCTTCCGTGGCTTGACCGAGAAGAGACGGGCGATACACCCCTAAATGATTTGCAGCAAAAGTGGCGCAACGACGGTGTACTGATTTTGGACTCTTTCATGCCCGACGACATTATTGAGGCGTATAAGGAAGCATGGATTCAACACAACCGTATTAACCACGATAGGCCAATGGGTTATCCGGGCGAGTGCGCTTACTTCCAAGTACCTAGTCTAATGGAACTAGCAACGTATAAGCCACTTCATGAAATATTAGAATCTCTCATTGGAGATCAGATGGGCATCCACTTGAATCTCACTGGCTGGAAGTCTACCACTCGTAACTGGCACCAAGACGGCTACTTAAACCCAGACTCAAACAAAGATCATTATCTGGCAGTATGGGTAGCCCTAGATGATATCCACGAAGATGCTGGTCCTTTTGAGTTCGTGCGAGGCAGTCACACCCTTCCTACGATCACGCAGGAAGCCACAAAGCAGAGAATTCCTGTCAGTTTACGAAATGATCCTAACTGGCCTAGGTATTCTGAGGAGTTCTTAACTCCCATGTTTGAGGATATTATTAACCGTGGTGAACTTGAGAAGGAGCAGTTTATTGCAAAGAAAGGCGATGTCCTTATTTGGCACGCTCGGCTTATGCATAGAGGCACTGTTCCGAACGATCCTGATCTTTGGCGTGAGGCAGCGATCCTTCATTATTCTGGCGTCAATCATCGTCCTGATATGCCTGTCGCACTTCAGCACAATGATGGCGGCTGGTACTTCCCTATCAATCAAAACATTCCGTTGTAATGCCTGCGGACTATGGTAAAAGCGCTAAAGCGAAGGCTACCAAACTTCACAGTTTATACGTGCGCACTAGAGATAATTTTACTTGTCGTTGGTGTGGGGCGACTAAGGGCAACGGTAAGCAGATTCAGTGTGCGCATATTATTTCTCGCAGCATCTCTGCCACTAGGACTGACGAGCGTAATGCGGTTGCGCTCTGTGCGTCATGTCATTGGGCGCAGTCAAAGAATCCGCTTGTTTGGGCGAGATGGCTTGAAGCCGAATTAGGAAGAGACTTTTTAGACGAGTTGCTGGAACGTGGTGTTCCGGGCGTCAAGGTTGACTGGGGTACAGAAGTTGTCCGGTTGCAAGCCGCTCTTGACGCTTTAAGCGATGTGGGATAGAATAGCGTTATGAATGCTGTACGAAATAAGCCTATCACTCCGGTAGAAGTTGAGAGTGAGTTGATTCGCTTAACTAGCGAGATTGAAGAAGAAACAGAAGCGTTTGAGGTCTTGGCGAAAGACCATGCGCAAAAAGAAGCCTCCTATAAGAAGCAGTGGTTCAAAGAGTACCTTGCTGCTGAAGGAGCGGTCAAGCAGAAAGAGAGTTGGGCTGGGTATAAGACCAGCGAACTGTATTATGATTCGATGGTTGCAGAAGCACTCGTTAAGGCAAAGCGTGAAAAGTTACATTCATTACGCACGGCTTGTGATGCGCTTCGTACAATCGCAGCGAACGTTAGATCGCAAGCAAAGTTTTAACAATGAAAGAGATGATTCCGAGCGGAAAGTCGTACCTTAATGTTGGGTGCGGTGATCATTATGCTGAAGGCTGGGTCAACACAGATGTTTGGCGCAACGAAAAAACGAAGCCAGATGTAGTAGTTGAAGTGGGGGAGCCGTACCCCATGTCCAATAATACGTTTGACGCCATCTACTTAGGGCACGTGCTAGAACACATTTCGTGGCCTGAAGTCAGCCCATTCCTTACGGACATGCATCGTATTGCCAAACCGGGTGCTCCAGTTCTTGCTGTCGGGCCAGACGTGTATAAAACAATTCAGCGTTGGGCGAAAAACCAAGAGCCGTGGGAGATGGTTGCTTCCACGATGGAGCATCAAGACATTACCGCACTCTTGGAAGAGAAACCCCCACACTGGTGGGATGGTGCAGCACATCACTGGAATTGCCATGAAGATCGTTTAGAAAAGGTTATGCAAACATCCTTTTCTAATGTGAGTATTTACTCACCACTAATTGAGAGAGGCTTGCCGGGTAACAGAGTGAATTGGTATGATGATAGAACAAATATTAGATGGCCCGTTGTTGGCTATTGGTGGTGGCAGTGTGCCGTTATGGGGTATGTAGACAAATGATTCACAACATTACAGATAACATTCAAAGCCTAGCAGTAGACATTGAGTTGTTGCGTCCGTTGGAGAACAATGCACGCCGGGGAGATGTCGATGCAATTATGGCTTCATATGCCAAGTTTGGACAAGTCAAGCCGATTGTTGCGGTGGCGGATGAGAATAACGCTCTGACAGTAATTGCGGGCAACCACCAGTTAGAGGCAGCAAAGCGGCTAGGGTGGCAGCAGATTGCTGTTTCGGTTGTTGACATGTCCACAACCGACGCTCTTGCCTTTGCTTTAGCCGATAATAGGATTTCAGAACTAGGCATGACAGACAGCGATCTGTTGTATGAGATGCTTACAGATGTAATCGGGAATGATGAAGCATTCTTTGACGCTTTAGGATGGGATGACTTCTCTGTTGCGGCTATCGAAAATACTATTATCAGCGACTCTATGGGGCAAGCGGTTGATCCTAATGGCGGGTGGTCTGCTCCTGAAATTGTTATCAACGACATAACATCTACGTCTACGGACCCGGCCCCCAGCCCAGCACCGGAATCAAGTCAGCAGACTACTTCTGCAACACCTCCTTCTGTCGAAAGCATTGTCACACAGGGTAGTACAGTTACAGAAAGTTCAGGGACACGTAACGCCGCTATTCAGTTCACTCTTGTTTTTGATAGTGCTGAGCAGCAGTCAAAGTGGTACTCTTTCCTTAAATGGCTAAAAGAGAATCCAGCATATGACGGTGACACTACTTCAGAGCGGCTGTTAGACTTTATTGCTCAGCATTCTCCACGAGGTTGATATGCCAAGGCGTCGGATGTTCTTGGATATGACTTGTGTCGATGCCGCTAGAGAGCGCATTCGGCACGTATACGATACGTTTGATACGGTCTGTGTTCAGTTCAGTGGAGGTAAAGACTCTACGGCTTGTCTTTATCTGGCAAAAGAGATTCACGAAGAGCGTGGCCTTGGCCCCGTTAAGGCTATTTTCCGTGACGAAGAAATGCTTTCACCTGCTGTAGAAGACTATGTTAAGCGTGTCAGCGAGTACGACTGGGTTGACATGGAGTGGTACTGCTTACCGCAAGGTCAAGAGTTATGGGTTCTAGGCCGTAGACAGTATGTGTTACTGTGGTCTAAGAAGAGGGAACGCAGTGGTAGACTCTTCCGGCCTTTCCCTGAGCAGGCTTTGCGTGCAGAGCACTTTGGTCTTGACCCTGAGAAAGCAATTCCTCGTAAAATTGACGAGTATACGATGCAGGGCAAGAAAGGACGCACCGCCTTCATTACGGGGGTGAGAGCAAACGAGTCAATGATTCGGTACCGCACCGTTACGCAAAAATTGCATGAGAACTATATTAACCGACCCTTCAAATTATCGAAGGCTATACCTCTTCGGTTTGCTAAAGTCATTTACGATTGGACTTCCGACGACGTGCTAAAGTTTATCCATGAAGAGCACGACGGTGAGTATTGTGACTACTACGACTTTGCCGCAATGAGTGGTGCGAATCAGCGGGTTGGGATTCCACTTCATTCTGTTGCTGCTCGCCGGTTATCTGATGTACTTCGTACAGAGCCAGATTTCTACGATGAACTGTATAGATGCTTTCCCAGCATTGAAGCGCAGCGGCAGTTGTGGGCTGAGTATGACATTGAGGCCGCTATTGACTATTATGCCGCTGAAGGCTGGAAAGGCGTCAAGCACTGCATTGACGATAATGTATTAACACCGGGCCTTCACAGAGCAGCACTAGTTTACGCAAATACGTTTAAGAAAAAACATGCCACGGATGCGTATGGTTATCCCGTAGATCATTTGATCCGAACTTTGCTATTAAACTCTTTTATGGGTTCTCCCAGCCCAGTTGGTCCTAAAACCAAAGCGCATAATAAGCGAGTTGCGCTGTTAGAGGATGAAACTCAGCAGTTGATGGATGCGGACAGCCTTGACATTCAAGACGACACTAGGTAGAGTAAGTTAATGGATTATTGTAAAACGTCTGACTTGGCTCCAGCAAAGTGGTCGTCTTCGTCCTATATAGTTGCGCCTGACTATAAACGATTGTCTTCCTCAATAAGCGCATACGGCATTCTCAGCCCTATTGTTATTCAGAAGAACGGCACTATCATTGACGGTTACCACCGATGGATAATTGCTAACGAGTTGAATATTAAAAAGGTTCCTGTGACTGTGGTGAAGTGTGACGATGTTGAAGCCATGCTATTACACATCGACATGAATAGATACCGTGGTATTGTTATTGCCAAATATCTTTCCCGTTTGATGCAGCGTATTATGCAGTCTAAACGCTTCACAGAGGAAGAGTTGCGGAAACGGCTAGGCATGACTTACGACGAGTTTGACGTTTTGTTAGATGGTACGTTGCTTAAGATGAGAAAGATTAAGCAACATACTTATTCTCCGGCTTGGGTTCCGATTGAATCAAAGACCGGAGAAGATATTTATATTGAACGACCTACGGGTCATGCTGAGCAAGCATAGGAGAGTAAGATGGACATGAATGCATACCAAGCCGCCGCAAAGGAGACGGCAGTTTTTCCGGCAGATCAGGGCGTTGTTTACACAACATTAGGTTTAGCGAGTGAAGCCGGTGAGGTAGCGGACAAGGTTAAGAAGATTATTAGGGATAGCGGAGGAGTTTTCTCCGATGAGGCTCGTGAATCAATCAAGAAGGAACTAGGCGATGTTTTATGGTACGTGTCTGGTCTCGCTTGGGAACTGGGCTTCTCGCTAACAGAGGTTGCTGACGCAAATATCACAAAGTTGTCTAGTCGTTTTGAACGGGGCAAGATTGGCGGATCGGGAGATGACCGATAAGTCATGGCTCACCCTGCTTACGGGTATAGACAATAGTGGCCTCTCAACAGATGAGTTGTTAAATGCAGCAAGCGCAGACTACTCTGTTGTTGCAAACCAAGTTTACGTTTATGACAGATTCATAGACTCGTTTGTTCAAGTCCCCAATCGGTATGTCACGGGCAGAGAAGTGGACGAGCGGCTTGAAAATTGGGAAGTTGTTAAAGAGCGTTATGCTATAGAGCAGAACGATAAGATTTTACAAAGGGCGACTAACCTGTTGAATAAGTATGGTGAACTAGCAGTACTTAAAGGCTGTGGGGTTTTAGACCAAGGGCGAAAGTTTTTTGCGGTTCTGCATGTTGGCTCTTTAAGCATAAAGGCCATCAATGGGGAGACTGACACCATCGACAACTACATCGTTGTTATGTCATCCCACGATGGAAGTATACCTATTTGTTACTACAGTTTGGACAGTCGGCGCAGTACCAACACTACGTACCGTTTCAATGAAGTGAGTACGTGTGATTTTAGTATTAGGAAGCGCCATACTCCCAGTCAGGCAAACCTTGATGGGGAGGCTAAGGAAGTAATGAATATGCGGAAAAACTGGTCTCAGCATGTCATAGACACCGTTTCTAGTTTGTGCGTACCGATCACTGACAGTGAAATAACTGAGACATTGGATAAAGTCTGGTCCTTGTCAGGTGCAAGTACAGCCAAGAAGCGAGAACACTTAGAGTCTGTTCATGAGACTGTTCGGGAGTTGTTTACTGCAAAGCGCAATAGCGAAATGTATGGCTCATCTAAGTGGGCGCTGCTAAATGCCATGAGTGAATATATTGACTTTCACAGAAACATTGATAGCAATGAAGCAGCACAGCACGCTTTAGAGATTGATAACTTTAGCCATCGGTTAAAATTGGAAGTTCACAAATGCTTGAGTTCATAAGCGACGATTTTGCTGTTATCTATAACTTTTCGCCACATTGCAGCGATCTACTCCACATGGTGAGGACTCCCCGTAAGGGCGAGATTATGGAGATGCACGACCGGTGCTACAACTTTTTTACTCGGCATGTTATTGACGGGGGAAGCCCAGACAACGTGGAAGATCAAATCATCTTGACCTACTCCCAGTCAATAGCGGATGCGCTCAAAGAAGGGTTTGACTTTGACGCTGTGGTAAACAACGCTTTACCTGCGGTGGTGTATCCCGAAGGGTGTGGCATGGGGTTACACGACGATCTTTACCACAATTCAGACGACCCTGCTAAGCGGGAAAACGTTCATGTTTTTAGTTCTGTGCATTACTTGAATGACGACTACGACGGTGGAGAGTTAGTGTTTCCTGATATTGATCTCACAATCACCCCTGAAGAAAATATGATGTTACTGTTTGCTTGCCACTACAAGCATAGAGGTAACCCAGCAACGAACGGCATAAAGGTGTCGTCTACTAAATTTTGGAGAGATAAAAATGCAGATTCAGCAGTTTAGTCATAGCGAGCAAGAAAACTTTGTTATTGAAATGACGCAAATGAAGCAGGCTGGACACTATGTAGAACTTGGCGCTTTCCACTCTCATGATGGTAGCAACACTCGTGTGTTGGAGCAAGACTTTGGGTGGCGTGGAGTTTCATTTGAAATTGACGATAAGCGGCGAGAGCAGTTTACTGACAATCGTTCCAACCCCTGCTATGGAGATGCCTTAGCCTTTGACTATAGCGAATTTTTCAAAGAGGGCCAATGGCCTAAGCAGATTGACTTTCTACAAGTAGATATTGACAATGGCTATGATGAGGCTATGCGCCCTGAAGGCAGTGCGTATACATCCCTATTGGGGCTTATTTCGTTACCTCTGACCACGTATCGTTTCTCGGTCATTACGTTTGAACATGATGCGAACATGTATTTCAGGAACGATTCTATTCGTGATGCTCAACGAGAGATTCTAGACGCTCTCGGGTATACGCTTGTCGTTAGAACGATTCATGAAGATTGGTGGGTAGACCCTACTGCTGTACACCCCGATGTGTACCGCCCACACTTGCGCTGGGATGTTCTCTAATCGACTTCAATAAAGATGCACTCGCCGGGGCACTCTTCAGCGGCATCAATAGTGTCAGCAAGTAAGTTCTCAGGAACTTCTGCCTGACCTTCTGCCATCTGGTAAACAGGTCCCTCTGCATCACCGTTGGGGCCTTTAATGTTCGGCCACGGTACTTCTTTGACGTATGCTAAGCCGTCATCGTGCATCTCAAAGATATCAGGGCAAATTTCCGCACACAGCCCATCTCCCGTACACAAATCTTGGTCGATCCACACTTTCATATTTTCTCCTCAAATGATGATTTCGATTTTACGTCTGATTCCCATACCTAGTCCTGCACAAAGGTTGAATGCATGGGTAGCAGCATCAACTTGGTCGTCGTGAACTCTCGCTTCTGGGAATGACGATACTTCGTCAATGAAGTCTGTGTTCCATGCTGCTCTAATTAGTTTAACATTTCCGTTAGCCACGGCTGCGGCAAAAGGCTTTGCTCTAGTCACTTTATCGCCAGTTGCTCTCTGCCCAGAAAAGTTGTAACCCGGAAGAACATATCTTGCGTATTGGTCAATTAGGTTTTTACCTGCCGATCCGGGTTCTTGTTCCATCTGAATCATTATTTCGGCACCATCTTCTTCAGCAGTTTCTTTAACAAACCGTTCGACCTTTTCTCCCTTTGCTCTTATGCGGCGAACGTCTAGAATATAAAATATACCGTTATCGAAAGCACCCAAACAACCAACTGTCCAGTCAGGATCGGGATTAGAGTTTGAGGGTTCCGTTCCGGCCAAGTCCCAGAACCTCACTACGGTTGTATCTTTACTGAGTTCAGGTACTTCACTAGGTTCGATAATTTCAAAGTTGTTTCTATCGAACATGGAGCCAAGGGTGGTAGCCCACCAGTCACCGAACTCTAAGCGTTTACGTTCGATTGGGTCAAGTTCCGAAAGCATGGCACGGTATGATGTGGGATCAATTCCGGGGTTGTCTGTAAGCATTGAAGGAATGAAGATTCTCCCATTATCTGCACCTTCAACTAAGAATCTTTGACGGACCCAGTTAGGTGCAGGGTTGGTAGCGCACCGCATCCTTAGGGGAACTTTCGATAGAGGGCCAGACGCAGGACGACGAAGCCGGGAGAACATGTATCTGTAGTCAGACTCTCTAATCTCGGTAACCTCATCCATGCCGATGAACTGAAATTCCGAACCTTTGTAACGGAGATAGTCATTTACGTTATTCAGATAACCGAATGTGATTCTGGCACCGGAGGGGAATGTTGCAGTGTATTGGTTTGCGTTCCAATGAACATCGTCAAACTGCATAATCCATTCTCGGAAGCGGTCCATGAGAGCGCCGGGGAGGGCAAGGTCGGCGTATGTTCGACGGAAGAGAATAGCACTGTAGTTTGGAATATCCACATACTGCAAAGCAGCCATGATAAGCGCCGAAGACTTACCTCCGCCAGCAGCGCCGCCGAACATGACTTCTTGACCTTCCGACCGTAGGAAAACTTTTTGAGTTAGGGACGGTTCTTCGACCCAGTAGTCAGACCGCTTAGGCTCTAAATACTCTTTGATTTTTTCCCAGTCCGGGTTCTGTGAGGACATATTTGCTTGTCTCCTAGACAAATAAACGGTACAGTATACCTATGAAGAATATTCTAAATCGTTCTGCCGTTGCCCATATTCTCATGGGCGCTGGTATACTACTAATAGGCTTTGGTATTAGTATACTCAGTCTGGGGTGGGGTCTGGCAAGTGCTGGCTTCGCTTGTGGAATTTACGGCTATCTATTAGGGGCTGAATAATGGCGTGGAACTCTAGTTCAAACAAATCTATTCAAGATGCAATTGCTGGTCAGCAGAAAGCAGCCTCTATTTCAGTAGGTGCTCCAGTTTCATATAGCCCATCACTGGGTGAAAGTCGGGGTTACCACGACGGCTGGGATATTGTTAAAGCGTACAAAGAGGGCGTTTCTAAGGTCACTTGGGTATTTCGATGCATTGACGTGATTGCTTCTAATCAGGCCCGCCTACCCATGATGTTCCGCAAAGACAACAATCCTTTCGGTGAGGTTGTCAGTGACCACAGCATGTTGAAACTTTTCAACAACACGGCCAACGACGGTGAGAACGCTTTTGCCTTCAGATACCGTCTTTCATCACAGTTACTTATGAGTAGCCGTGGCGCTTTTGTGGAAATTGTTAGAGGCCGAGGCGGTCAGCCAATTGCACTGCACTTGTTGCCTCCGCAGAGTACGTCTCCAATTCCAGATGTCACTAAGTTTGTCAAAGGCTTTGAGGTAAAGATCAACGCACAAGAGAAGCGTACAATCAAGCCCGAGAATGTTATTTGGATTCGTCGCCCTCATCCGTTAGACCCTTACCTTTCTATGACGCCAATGGAAGCCGCTGGCGTTGCCATTGAACTTGAAAACTTAGCGAAGATTTATAACAGAAACTTCTTGATTAACGATGGCCGACCGGGTGGTCTCTTAGTCCTTCGGAGCGAGATTGCAGATGAGGACAAAGAAGAACTTCGTTCTCGTTTCCGTGGCAACATTGGACGTGCAGGTTCTGTCGGGGTGATCTCTTCAGATGACGGTGCTGACTTCGTAGATACGGCTGCTAGCCCACGTGATGCTGCATATATTCAGATGAGAACTGTCACCAAGGAAGAAATTCTTGCTGCTTTTGGTGTCCCTGAGTCAATTATTGGTAACTCGTCTAACCGTACTTTCTCTAACGCTATGGAAGAGGGTAAGGTGTTTTGGATGGAAACAATGTCTCCGCACCTTGACCTTATTGCCCGTTCATTTGACAAGATTGACGATTCCTTCTTTATTGACTTTGATGTTTCTAACGTCCCAATCCTAGTACTCGCAAAGCAGGAGCGTGAGCGACATAATCTAACAGAGTTCCAGACGGGCCTGATAAGCGCAAATGAGTATAGGGAAGCATCTGGCCGGAAAAAGGTTGTTTCCGACATTGCGGACTCACTCCTTTCCAACCCTAATCAGACCCCAATCGCAAATACAGAAAAGGCCATGAATGAGGAAACCAACGTTGAGGGCGGCGTACCTCTAGATGTTCAGGCTCAGAATGCTCAGCAGTCAGTAGTTACAGAGTTCAGTCCAGAAGAAGGTGGCTTTGTTGAGGCCGGTACTGTAACAGGTACCGAGAATATCGAAGCCTCCGCCGCATCAGTTGCAAGTGAATTGCAGGATGACGAAGCGGAGGGTAGGAAGAGTGCCCCTTTTCAGCAAATCTAAAGTTTGGTGATCTTTCTAAATATACCTCTTGGGAAGATAAAGCACTATACCGGGTTGAGTCGTTAGAGGATCAAGTTTCTCAGCAGTTAGATGCAATCATTGATGCTCAAGAACAAGAAGTCTTAGAAGCGATTAATACTCCAGCAACGTCTGCTCTCCTGTCTTTAGGCGAGGACGCTAATTTTGCTTCTATAGTTCCTATTGCTGCTTTGTCTGTTAGCACTGCACCACTTACAGCGGGCATGAAAGATATCTATCAGCAGGCCATTTCTGATAATATCGAAGAAGGCTATGGTCAGCCCGTGACTTCTGAGCAAGCAGACGCTGCCGTTTCAGAACATCTCGCAACCGTCAATAATTTCAATACCACGACGCAAAACCAAGTTGCAGAGGCACTTGCTGCTGCTTCGCTGGGGCGGGATAGAGATGGGGTAGATTTAAATATAGCCTTTAAGGTTATTCTTGCTACGGTACTCGTCAAAGCAGTTTTCAATAAATTACGTAGTAACCGCAAGGATATGATTGTAGATTCCGCAGTTCTTGGTCCATACAATCAAGGACTTTTCGACTCCGCTTCAAATGCTGATGCCGGAGTGAACAAGCAGTGGGTTTCGCTAAAAGATGAGCGTGTGCGTATTAGTCACAGGCAATTAAATGGAGATAAAGTCCCTGTTGGAAGCCCATTTTTTGTTGACGGGGTACCTATCCGTTTCCCGAAAGACCCCTTGGCCCCTCCGGGGTTGACAATTAACTGTCGTTGTGTGTTGAAGTTTACAAGATAAATATATAAACGCCTTTGCAGGATTTTTATATAAACCCTCTTCATCCTACTGGCTGTAGAGTGTAATATAGCAGTGTTGCAATGTTCTTAAGGAGAGTTATGACTACTTTAGTTGAGTATGCAGATGTCGTTGAAGACACTGATCCCGCTTTTGATTTTAAAGCAATTTCTGGTCAGATCGGTATTGACAAGGCGCAGGGCATTGTTGAAGCCTTTGTTTCAGGCATTGGTAATAAAGATTCCGTGGGCGATGTAGTCGTCACGGGGGCTTTCAACGGTTCACTTAAGCGCCGTAAGCCTCGTGTAGTGTGGGGCCACGACTGGAACCAGCCGATTGGTAAAGTTCTTGAAATCTACGAAGTTCCTAAGTCCGACCCTCGCCTACCAGAGAAGATGAAACAGGCGGGTATTGGTGGACTCTTTGCCAAGGTCCAGTTCAATCTTAACACCGAGCGTGGACGTGAGGCGTTTGCAAACGTTGCATTTTACGGCATGGATCAAGAATGGTCAATTGGCTACAAGACCATTATGGCCGATTTTGACGCAGGCCGTCAGGCAAATATGCTGAAGGAAGTAGAATTATACGAAATTTCTCCAGTACTTCATGGTGCTAACCAGTTGACTGGTACGATTTCTGTTAAAGACGACAACGAGGGCACCTCTGATAAGGGCGGAATGTACGATATGGATGATGATAAGGACGCTCCTGCTAATAGAGCAGATGCAATGTCTGCAATGATGGGGCGTATGTTGTCGCAGGCACTACGTAAGCCTGTGCAGATTCTAGAGATGAATGATAATAGCGTTGTGTTCCAGACCGGTGAAAACATGGTGTGGATGGCAACATTCAACCGTGAAGGGCAGCAGATTACTCTCGGCAAGCCCACTCGTGTCAAGCCCATGACTACATATACTCCGATGGGGGACGCTGCACCTACTTCGATGATGGTGAAGGACCCAGATGAGAAAGATGCTGAAGAGCCAGAAGGTGTCCGTGATGCGAATCCAGAGCAGGGCACTTGGGCTACTCCAGACATTGCTTTAGCATGGTCAAAGACTTTTGGTTGTTCTGGCTACCACTCTCATGGTGGTGGGTACCTGCCTTGTGATACTCATGAAGAGTACATGGAAGCGCTTGAAAAGTTTGATGACAACGCTAACATCAATTCACATAATAACTACCTTGAAGGTGTTGAAGTAGAGGAAGCCAAGGATGCGTCTTGCGGTTGCGAGACTGAGGAAAAGGGCCACATGATGCGTCGTCAGAAGCCCGATTACTTGAAGGACCCTATGGCCTTGCTTCTTATGGCATACAACGAGATGCTGAAGGTTCGGGGTGCTGGACAGGTGCGTGAAGCCACCCTTGCTCTTATTAATGAACTTGAAGAGTTCTTAACTTCTGCGCCGATGTCTCGCCCAATGGAACAAGGCGAAAAGGTCACATCAGGCTTTGTTGTCCACATTAAGTGTGAAGAAACTGAAGCCTTTGATGTCAGCGCTGCCGTTTCGGGTGTTCCCGTGTTTACGTTCAAGTCGGAAGATGGGGTTGATCTTCATTTCTCAACCAAGGTTGAGCATGAGGAGTTACTAGAGAAGGTTGCTACGGCTCTGGCTGGCTTAGAGTTTGACCCTGAAATTTCCGTGTCCCAGCCCGTTGACACCGACAGCGGCGTCAAGTAAAATACTCAAGAGTAATAGGAGTTCAAAATGAGTGAAAACATGAATGACGATCTTCAGAAGTTTGAGGATATTGAGGCGCTTCTTTCTGTTGAGGAAAAGGGCGCTGACGCCGAAGACGACACTGAAGACGAAGTAGATGAAGCCGAAGAGGCTGAGGCTGTAGAAACTGACGACGCCGAAGAGGTGGAGGCTGTAGAGGCCGACGACGCCGAAGAGGCTGAGGCTGTAGAGGCTGACGAACCTGAGGCCGAAGACATGGTTGAAAAGGTTGCTCAAGCGCTAGAGGCTGAGACTAAGGATGCTGACGACGATGAGGATGCCGAAGAGGCTGACGCTGACGACGATGAAGAGGCTGACGCTGACGACGATGAAGAGGCTGACGCTGACGACGCTGAAGAGGCTGACGCTGAAGAGGCTGACGCTGAAGAGGCTGAGGCTGAGGCTGAAGACGGTGAACTTCCTGAAGACGCTGAAGACCCTGAAGAGTCCGGTGATATAGAAGCCAAGGCTGCTTCTATCATGATGCAGATGTCTCGTATTGAAGACGACGAAGATGAAACCCCTTCAATGTTCATGACCGACGCCCGGTTTAAAGAGATGGAAGCCGACGACGATCTCATCACAGAAGAGAAGTACGCTGATCTTGATGAAGACGCCAAGGACTCCTACGAGGCTGTTGACGTTTACGAAGAAGGCTCTGGCAAGGGATATGGTAAGCGCTACCGTCGCCGCAGTCCTCTTGAAGTCAACTCCATGCGTAAGGGCGGTCACATGGAAGACGAAGACGATGAGAAGTCTGAAGATGCCGAAGAGGTTCAGGAAAAGGCCGAAGGCATGGCTGACATGTTCGACACTGAAGAAGAGGCCCTTGAGCGTGCTGCTGCCCTTGGTTGCGAAGGTACACATGGTGCTGGTGACAAGTTCATGCCTTGCGCTTCCCACGATGAATGGGAAAAGTTGACTGCTGCTAAGCCTGAAGATGGTGAAAAGTCTGAAGAATTCCTGTGTGGCTTCCAACGCAAGTCTGTCGCACAGCCGTGCGACTTCTGTCAGGGCGGCTGCGCTCCTGAAGACGGCCTTCCCGGTCTTGCGGATATTGAGTCGGTAGTTAAGAGCGTCCATCCGGGGGAAATCATTGGATCAGGTTACTCTTCCACTGATGACATGTTTGTTGTAGATGTCAAGTGTGACGATGGTACTTGTATTGAAGTATTCCTGTCAGGTGAGGGCGATGAACTTGGCTGGCTGCGAGTTGACGAAAGTCTAGTAGAAGGCAAGTCTGCCGAAGAACTGAACATCATTTCTTCTTCAGATGCTGAAGCAGTCGCTGTTAAGGCATTTGATGAAATGGAACTTGATGCTAAGGGCGAAGTCATGGGCATCATGGTTGATATTTTCGCTGATGAAGATGTCTATGTTGTTGAAGTTGATTCTGACCAGAAGAGTTTTGATTTCTACGTTTCAGTAGAGGGTAAGGTTTTGGGCTACGACGAATACGACATGATTGATGACGTTGAGTACGAAATGAGCGAAGAGGAAGAGATCAAGGCTCTTGAGGCCGAACTTGAAATTAAGCGCATGTATTCACGTGAGCAGCGTGAAGCAATGGCTGAGTCGGGCGAGGCGATGGAAGACGGGTCGTTCCCGATTGCTGATGAGGCTGATCTGAAGAATGCTATTATGGCTCATCAGCGTGCTAAGGATGTCGATGCCGCAAAGGCACATATCATGAAGCGGGCTAAAGAACTTGGTCTTGAAGAGATGATTCCTGAAGGCTTTGGGGATGCTGCCGAAGCAGCGGCCCCTGAGGCTGACGGCGAAAAGTCAGATGACGCCGATTTCCTTTCTGCGCTAGATGAGTTCCGTGCTCTCATGGAGGGCGAAGGTTCCTGATTGGGGGGTAGGCTGCTATGAAACCCTCAGAAGTAGGGAAAAGGATTAGCCTTGCCAATGAAGCCCTGTTCAATGTCGGTTCCAGAGTGTTTCTTGGCTCAACGTATAATGCGGACGAGGTAGAATACTTAGAGGTTGACGACGAAGTTTACGAGTTTAGGCCGTTAGAGAGGTGTGGGGATTTCGATGCTGACTGAAATTAAAAGACCAGAAGTCGGCCCTAACGCAGATGCTTTAACTAGCCTTACTCGTGGTCGTGGTCCTCGTCGTGGCAATCTTGAGGAACTTTTAAAGTACTGGCGTCCTATCATGAAGAAGCCGGGTGGATTTCGCCGCTGTGTTGTTATCCTTATGGATAAACCGCAGTTTGGTGGCAAACCTCAGCGCATCTGTGCGTGGCTTCACCACGAACTTACAGGCAAGTGGCCCAACGAGGGTAAAGGTAAGCGTGGGCGTGGGCGTGGCGGTAAACGCCGTAGTCGGAGTGTTCGCCGTGTTAGAAGTGCTGCCCGCAGAGCGAAGTCGGGTGAGTTGCTTTCTCAGAACGAAATAATTGAAGTTTCGCCTTTGCGGATTGCTGTTCGTGAATCTAGGGACTTTGGTGGCGTGCTAGTTCAGCCTATTGCTGGCCGTCAGTCTGCTGTTGATATGAAGGCGGCAATGTTTTCTTCGTATGCGGCAAAGGTTGGAGTTAACGGTGAAGTTAGCGAAAAGCGTGTTGGCATTTTTGGCAGTTCTAGCCGTGCTGGTCAGGCCGCTCAAGCCGTAGGCACTATTATCCTTCCGGGCGATATTTCAGATATCCGTAGCCCTATCCGTTCGCAGATTTACGAAACTTTGACTCCCGGTGGCGGTCGGGGACTTCCGAGTGCTAGACGACTTGTTGGCGGGTTAGCCCGTCGTGGGCGTGCTGGGGGTCGTGGCGCTCGCAATAAGTTTAGGTGTCCGCCCGGATTCCAAAAGGGCGGTACTTTCACTAATGCGCAGTTCAGTACTTGTGGTGCTCAGATTTTGGGTATTCCCGGTAAAGGCGTAGGGTCTCCTTCGTCTGGAGCGCAGAGGGCTTTGGCTGCTTTGGCTCGTGATGCTTCACTGGTTCGGGAGATTGGCGACTTGCGCCGCAACCGTAATCCATATGATATTATCCGTGCGGCTCAGATTCCTGTTGCCCCCAAGAAGGGTAGCCCCACTCGCCGTCAGATTTCAATTAACACTGTTCTTGCTCGCACGGATGAGCAAGACTTTTCAGTTCGTGCTGTTCGTAGAGATGGTGTTATTCTTGAACCTGTGGTTTCATTACAGGCTCTTGGTAAACTTGATGAGTTTGACGACTTGGCTGATGGTACACTGATTGATCGTTATGAAAGCGGACAGATTGGTAAAGATATTGTTCCTGCTTTCTCTACCGGTCTCCGTGATGTCTATGTTGACATCCCTGAGTCTGGTGCTGTCCGTGTGAGTAGAGTTGGTGGAGAGTTGTCTCCGACCGAGGTTGAAAGTTTGCGTCGTGTTTTCCCAACCTCTTTACGACGGGCGGCAGACCTGCCTGACCCTAGTGCGGCTATTCGCAATTATGCCGATGGTACAGACGGTAGGCTGACTGTTGAATTTGGGGAACTAAAGAATAACAAGTTTGAAGTGAATGCTAACAAGAACGAGTTAATTCGTGTTCAGACTGCTGGTGGTAAAACTTTGACGGTTCCCCAGTGGGTTTATGAGACGTTCTTGTCTCGGTCTGCTCCTCGCCGTGCGAAGGACGCTCCCGTTTTTGAAATTGTTTCGGAGGGAAAAGCGGTTAACCCTTTTTTCTTATCCACCAAGACGATTACCTCTCTCACACACCGAACCGCTAACTATCACGAGTTGATTGAAGTTCGGGCTGCAATTTTTGCGGAAAGCCGAGAAAACATTCAAGTTAAACGGGGTGGCCGTGGCGGAGGTCGTGCTCGTGCTCTGTTCGACCCCGGTTTGAACCGATATCGGTGCCCTCCCGGCACTCGTTACGGCGGGCGCATCACCGATCAGTTCGGGCGTAACTGTGGCTACTCTCTTCCACGCACTGTTGTAAATAGTCTTGTTGATCTTGGTATCCGTATTGAAGACGCTATGGAGAAGCGCCGTCAGCGTAGGCTTGAGCGGGGTTCTCGCCGTGAGCGTCTTGGTGCAGCAATCAAGGAAAAGTATGATAACGCTTTGAACGGTCTTGCCGATGTCATGGATAAACTCGCTAATGTTTTGGATAAGACTGAAGACAAGCGTCCGGGTCGTATTGGTCCGAGCATTGCAGAGCGACGTAATGCTGCTCAGTTGACTGATGCGGATAAGGATTTGCTTGGCGGCGAGCCTTTGGCGGATGCTTTGGACAATTTGAGTAACGTATTGAATGATCAGGATTTCAAGGACCCCGATATCCCTGAGATTCAAAAGGCTTATAAGGCTGTTGAAAAGGCTGCTGGTTTGGAGGCTGGCCGTCTTACTGATAATCCTCCTAAGAATGAAAAGGACCGTAGCATTGGTCGGCGTATTCTTGATGCTATTGCTGGCATTATGGATCGACTGGCGAACTTTGTCGATCCTGACACTTCTCGCCGTGATCGGCGTGAGCGCCGTCCTGCTGCTTCCGCTGCTCCTGCTGCAACTGCCCCGAAGGCTCCGAAGAAGTTTGATTCTCCACGTAAACCTGAGAAACTAGACAACTTTAGTCAACTTTCGATTGGCGGTCGCCGTAAGAAGGTAGACGTTCCTGAACTTCGGGATTTGTCTGACGAAGATAAGAGCAAGGTAGATAACGCTATCCAAGTAGAGTTTAACGAGTTGTCAGCGTTTTGGGCAAACCGCTTGGGTAAGGGTATCAACGATTTCTCTGAAAAGGATATCAAGAAGTATCTAAAGGCTAACAAGAATAGCAAAGATGTCCGTGTTGAGCGTCGTCGGTATAACGATTGGCTGGAACTTAACGAGTTGAAGCGTGCCCAAGATGACGGGTCGTTTGATGGGGATTACGAAGATTTCGTGGGTCGGCTTGCGCCGAACCGTCGTGAGTCTATCGTAAATTCGATCAAGCCTCCCGTTGATCCTCCGGGTGATGCTGGCGGTGCCGCTGGTGCGGTAGACATTGAGACCCCTGCTGACGAGTTATCTTCTCCCGGCGTAGATTATTCGCCAGAAGGTTTCGCAGTAGCACGTGGCTCCACGCCTACTAATGAATTCTTGATGGGTTTATCTGATGACGACTTAGAGAACTATAAGCAGGCTCATATTGCTGAGATTGCTGCGCTTGAGGCCGCTGGTAGTCCTCCTAGTAAGGTTCTTCAAGATCGTGTTACTGCGATCAACATGATTCAGGGTGCCCGTGCTAAAAAGCGTGGCGAGTCTAAAGAGCCGCCGTCTACTAAGGATTTGACTTTTACGGGCTTTAGTAAAGAGCGGAACAAGTTCTACACGGAAACTGAATCCGCCGATGGATTTACGCCTTCTGAAGCAGAATTTATCAAATCGCTTACCGACGAAGAACTGAACGCCTACACTGATGCTTTCAATAAGGAAGCAGCCGATACGAGCACTCCTCCGCTTTCTCCTGTTAACCAAACAACGTTGGATAGACTTAAGGCTGAGGTGACAAACCGAGAAGTAAAGGCTAAGCAAGATGGTTTGGTAGATAATGCCGATCTAGAAATGGGCGACCCCGATCCCGATGGGTTCCATCCGAACAGCAAGATTGAAGACGTTGTAAACAACCCTGATCTGAATGACACCACGGATGTTCCAGACGATGTGATCAATAATAGCGCAGATGGCCTTTCAGGTCCTAAGCCTCCAGCGAGTCGCAAGGATTATCGTGAAAAAGTGTATGATTCTAATCCGTGGTCGCCAGAACAAATTGCTAAGGCTGATCCAGCAGAGGTTTTTGATGACCCCGATTTTGACATTGACGATCCAACGACTCGTGTTGGCGTGCTAGTTGTGGACACTGACACCGGTAAGGTTTTGATGCGCCACACAAAGGGTAACTATGGTGGCTACGGCTGGACTTTCAGTAAGGGTGGAATCGACAACGGTGAAACTGCTTACGGCGCTGCTATGCGAGAGTTGGCTGAAGAGACAGGATTGTCACCAGATGATGTTCAGGTCGTTGGTGCCCTACCGGGGTCTTACGGTGGTGACACCAGCAAGAACTACTTCTTCATCGCACAGGTTAGCGGCGGTCTCAATAAAGTTAACATTGCTGGTAATGACGAAACAGACGCTGTAGACTTTGTTTCTGCGGACATGGTGCCGGGATTCATTGATAAAGACACAACAACTGCAACTGGTAAAGCCCGTGACTTGCAGATCGCCGCCGATTTAGATTTATGGGTCAGTAACGGCGGCGTCAACGGCGATACAACGGGTAACACGTACTATAATGCCATGTTTAAGAATATGACGAGTCCTGACTCTGGTCCGACTAAAGGCTCCGGGGGAATTCCTAAAGATGTTGTTCCTCCCACGAAGCACACTCCGTCGCTTTTCGATAATGAAGAGATGCTAAAGAAGTCAAAGCAGACAGGTTTGCCTCTTAAGCAGGTTGCGGCTAAGGTTGATGTCAACGAACCTGCAAAGCGTGAGGCTGCGGCAGAGTTGTTAGCAGATGTTGGGGTTGTTGATGCGCTAAATGATCCAGAGTTCATGGTAACTGACTTTGATCTGAATGATGAAATTTTTGATGCGATTAGTAGTGGCTCTGTTGACCGGTATGTTGAAACATCTGTAGGCGACGCAGGCATTAATGCTACGATTGGTTATCCAACCCGGATGTTCCGTGATGAAGTAACAGGTAACTTTTATGTTCTAAAGAAGCCTGCCCGTAACGATAAAGAACACTTGTCAGAATCGTCAGCAGCGATTGTTGCACAGGATTTGGGTCTACCTGTCCCCGATGTAACATTTGCGGGCGATACGTATTTCCAGAGTGGCGCAGAGATGCTTCCCAACGGATCAGATACTATTACCAAGGATGGTGTAGACACAACTAATCGTCCGATGATTATTCAGCCTGTCGGCAATGTTCTAGACATGAAGAAGAGTCACAGTGGGACTGCACTCAATCATCAGCAGTTGGGCGCTATGCTTGCCCAGCAGTACTTAATTGGTGAGCCTGATAATGGTGAGTGGAACAGAATCAGTATGGTGGACGCTAACGGTAAGCGATCAGTTTTTGCTTTCGATGCTGGTAAAGCGTTCGTCCCATATGACACGGAAAAGGCTGACGGTGCAGAAGAGTTCTTCGGATCAAAATTTGGACAATACATCAGTAGTCTCCCTGCTGAAGATCGTAAGGCTGTTATCGTAGAAGCGCAAAAAGCGTTGCAGGCTTATGATGTAGATGCTTCTCAGAAACGAATTCGTGGTCAGGTCGAAGTCGGTAATCTTACTGACGAAGAGGCTGGCCGTTTGCTAGAGATGTCTGATTTCGTTGCTCAGCGCCACGCCGGATGGAAGGATGCGCTTGGGAAAGATTTTGCTGATGATGTTTTGACCGATGAAGAGTTGACGGATGCGGCAGCGTCTATAAAGATGTTTACCCCACCTGCGTCATCTGGCAAGTTCGGTAAGATTGTTGATCCTAATGGTGATCCGAGTGATCCTGCTACCTATGCTGAAGGCGTTGGTCTACTGGCCCCTCAGTTGACGCTTTCATCCACCGATGTTACTGCTATTCAAAAGTCATCGACGGAGGGAGTTGTTAAGGCTATGAACAGTCCTTCGGACATTGACGCAAAAGACGATAGCATAGATGCGCCTTTGCCGATTGTCAACGAACTCTCTATAGACGGACCTGCGTTAGAAGGCCAGAAGGTATCGTTTACTCCCGGCCATTTTGTGAATGAGGGCGGTGTTGGTTCAGGTGAAGCCAAGTTTGTGAAGAACGCAGAGTTATCGTTCAATTTGTCTCCTGAAGCACATACTCAACTTCTTGAGCAGATTGATGCAGGAACCGATCCGCACTATTATATTGAAGGCGGTAATCAAAAGGTATTCCACTTTGCTGGCGATACTATGCCTACGTTGAAGGTCGATTCTTCCCTTGACGGGACATCCAAAAACGTAAGCGACTTTGCGAGTGAAGGTCATACTACGTTGTCGTCTGGTGACGGCCCAATTGACAGCAGTTCAAAGTTTCTCCCGTCCGACCCATCTGGGGGCACTTCCATTAGGGTTGTAGATTTCGGGGATGTGAAAGTTATGGTTTATCCCGAAGTTGCAAATAATGGTGGTGCCGAACACGGTTTGAATAGAAGGGTCCGTGTGTTTGTTAGTGGCGATACTAGGGAAGCCATGAAAGACCCAACAAGGGCGCAAGAAACATTAGAAGGCGTGTTTGCTAAGGTTGGTGTGGATGCTTCTCCGCCCACTGAAACTCAAATCCGAGATCAGTTGGCTAGAGATTTGTTGGCAAAAGGCACCTCTTTGAAAGCAGGTAACGTCGATCCATCTTACCATGGTGGTTATGGTACAGATTACAGTAGCCCTGCTACGATGCAATCAGTGCTTACTCATTTAGCGGAGTACGGAATTAAACCAGAAGATATTTCTTACTCTTTGGCTGGAGGCAAAGCCCACGTTGTTCTAACACCCGAGGCTGCACAACGGGCAGCAATTGAACTAGGTAAGCGACGCTCAGGGAAGAAAGGTGTAACTGATACTCACAGTAACGGCGCTCCTAAAGTTCCAGCATTTTATTCTAGCCAAAGTCTATCTGTTTCGGATGAGTCTGGGCGTAGTACGTTTATTCGTCGGTTGTTTGCGGACGGCTCTCATACGGGGTCTTTAGATAGGGCTGAAAAAGCACAAAGCAACACGTCTTTCATACATAGACTTAGAGGGGCCTCGGGAGACACTGATCCAGCACATCAGGCCGGGGATGGTATGTATATTCGCACCAAGGATGATGCGACCCAGTTAAGCACGAGTTCGGGCGTAATTATGTTTTCTGACGATATTGTTAGCAAGTTGGATGCTCAATGGGCATCTACGGATGTGTGGGGTAATCCGCACAACACTTCTGTGAGTAAGTGGGACAATTCGGGCGGGCCTTGGCAGACGTTTGTGAATGGTAGTCTCGGGGGTGGTGGTGATGAAGTTTATATACCTCATCAGGTGCCGTGGACCGAATCGGTTGTTAACCTTGGGGACTTAGGTGGGCCGATGGGTACCAAGAACCTTGAAGCACTTCAATCCGATATTCAGGCCAGTCAAATTGATTTGTCCGTCCTAAACAGTAGGAACATAATTGTGCTGGACCCCTCTGCTGCGGGCGGTAGCACTTTCCGTTTTATTGTGTGGGAGGCCGGTCCAAACGGACCGGTAATGAAGTTAGGTCCACAAGTTAAGCGTGCTGACATCCCATCTGCTAAAATTACGGGCAAGTTAGATACTTTTAAAATTGCCGAGACCGACGCTGCATCCGTATTTGGATTTAGTGGAACATCAGGGTAGGATATAAAAATGCTAGATTTACAGACACTCCCCACATGGGTTCAGGAAAACGCAAAGGTTGAAGAAGGCTATCTACGCTTCAACACTTTTGCTAAAGTAAAGTTTTTCTTACTGGATAAGCAAGTGACCCCTTATGGGTCTATTGAGTTTCCTGATGAGATGAAAGATAGAATGATTGTCCCTGAAGATGACGCTATGGTCATCAACGGATTTATGGTGACTGATCTTTCTAACCCTAAGCATTTTAGGTTGCGGACCAACTCAAACGATGAATACGATGTTAGGTATTTAACTGATGCTGCTGTTATGGAATCTGAAGTAGACGGAGACGACATTACTTTGACTATGGTTGGGGAAGGTACAACTCCTATTGGTGACCCCGCTACAAAAATGGTCGTGTCGCCTCTCTCCACGGAAGAGTTACGAGTAGTTACGGCTAGCGAGGAGGACGATTAAATATGATTTTTGCTTTTGATCTCCCAATCACTCCTGTTCGGGCTATGGCTTTGGAGCGGGCACGCCCTGCCGATAGAGACAAGTTGGGTTTCAGTCCGTTAGCGGCTGAGCGAGTTTGGGCGTGGGACCCGAAGACTGAGACATTAAAGGTGTTTTTAAAGCCTGAGTCGTTTGCTTCCCGAGAGCACAAACGGTTTAAAGCAGACTTTGGGGATCGGTCTCCTGCTGAACAATGGGAGATTGTTGCTCGGGGTACTGTGAACTCTAGATTTATCCGCCAATATGTTGAGGACGCTGACCTATTCAAAGACTTGAAGTGGGTTAAGTTGACAAGCAAGTGAGGGTCGTGCTATAATTGTAAGATTCACACGAAAGGAGAAAAGTATGTGGATGTACACAAAGCATGGCGCTTATTCGATTGTTGAACACGATTCTGGAAATGAGATGGTGATTCGCACCCGTCATCGCCAGTATCTTGAAAATTTGATGGAGGCGGCAGAGGTTTCTCACGAAATCATTGTCACCCCCACACGAGACTACGAGTTCCGCATTGTGGTTAACAAGGCGGATTGGGAAGTTATCGGAAAGTACCTACTTTCTTCGATCACATACCCGGACTTTAAGAGTCACCTTCACCGGTCGGGATTCTTCGATGATTCCGTGAAGGAGACTTACGCAATCTATACAGGCGCATATAATAGTTATGTGAAGAATTCTAATTCTATTTATGCTTACTAACATGGAGTAAAAATATGGCGAAGGACCCCTTGCTTGAGCAGACGGTACCAACAAAGAAACTGGCGGAGGAACTATCTCGTATTCTCGGCTGTTCGGGGTCGCACCGAGTTGGTGACGATGCTTGGGGTCCCTGCGAATCCCCACGGGATTTACTGAAACTAATTGAGTTGGGAAATCCTGCATTTCGTGATTGGAAAAAGAACCAAACTCGGAAGAAGGCAGTCATGGATATTATGCACATGAAGGCCGCTCGCACTAAAGGGGTTTTCAAGAACCGCAGCGAAGCAGAAATGGCGGCTGTGCGTTTAGGGTGTAGTGGTGCTCATCAGGTCCGTCAGGGCGTGTGGGCACCTTGTGCTACGCCCGAAGAACATAATGCGGCACACGGCAATGCTGGCGCTGGTCGTTCTCGTATTTTGAGAGCGCAGCGACCGGCACGCCGTGTTGTTGTTAACCAGCGCACGTGGGAGAATCTGCGTGAACGTGGCCCACGTGGAATTGAGACGTTGCCGGGAGGCGGGCTGGTTTCGGGTAAGGCCGATGTAAGCGACTCGTTTAAGCCCACGGCGGGCATGGTTGAGGAAGCCAAGAAGGGTCTGAAGTGGCGACGGGAGACTGGTCGTGGTGGAACGATGGTCGGAATTGCTCGTGCTCGTGATATTGCAAACGGTAAAAACCTTCCCTATCGAACAGTTAAGAGAGTGAAGGCGTATTTTGATCGTCATCAGAGCGATTCTAAGGCTGAGGGTTACCGTCCGGGGGAGAAGGGTTTCCCGTCTAATGGCCGTATTGCTTGGGCACTTTGGGGCGGCGATGCGGGATATACGTGGGCCAAAGACATTGTTGAGCGGGTGGAGGGAACTAAGAAGTCTTTTGATTCTATCGAAGAGAAGCGGTTTTACACTCGTGCTCGCCGCATGGATTATGCTAAGCGGGGACTAGCCCTTCCTGACGGTTCGTACCCAATTCGTGATGTAGGTGATTTACGAAATGCTATTCAGGCTTATGGTCTCGGCAAGGACCGAGAGGCGGCTAAGCGTCATATCATGAAGCGGGCACGTTCTTTAGGGCGGACTGATCTGATCCCTGATAATTGGAAGACTCGTTCCAAGGCTGCTCGCAAGTATGGGCCTAATGATCCCAAGACTCCGGCGAAACCTTCTGAGCGTATTCGGGGTTCTCGCCGGAACAAGCCGGGGACGGCTTCTGGAACCCGTGGTGGTATTAAACTTTCGGCTCAAGTTGAGGCTTCTTTAAAAAACAAAGTGAAAGAGCACAACGAGAAGATGATGAAGCGAAATAAGCCTGAGCGTAAGGTAACTTTAGGGATGTTGAAGGCAGTTTGGCGGCGAGGTGCTGGAGCGTTTTCTGCTACGCACCGTCCGGGCATGGGTCGCCAGCAGTGGGCTATGGGCCGTGTCAATGCATTCTTAAAACTCGTGTCTAGTGGTAAGCCTTCTAATTCCAAGTATACGACTGATAACGATTTGCTCCCGAAGAAGCATCCACGGTCTACTCGTAAGTAGACTCCTTGATCTAACTGAGTGATATACATTACACTAGTACCTAGTGCCGCATAAACAGATTATTACAAAAGTTCCCGTGATTCTCTTTACGTTGGTGCTAGCATAATAAGTGACTGGTGTCGCCACCATTGTTTTTTAAATGTTGGGTCGCCTGTCATTAAACAGTATGTGAAACTCAAACCTTAAGGAGACTAACATGAGTTTTGATGAAGGTCGGCTCAACGAACTGAAGAGCGCTCTAGACGAGAAAATGTCAGAGCAGCAGCAGATCGCTGATTCGATGCAGTTTGAGGATAATACCCTCATCGCTGACGACGAGAAGAAGTCAGCATTCCAGAACAACATGACCCAGATTCGTGAGATCAAGGGTCTTATTGAAGATATGACCACCCTTCGTGATGTGTCAGCATGGTCATCAGAGGCTGAGTTCAAGTCAGTCGCTGCTGAGGTTGCTGCGGGCGTTGAGGCCGAGGTTGCCGCTAGCCGTGGTTCGGTTGGCGATCAGTTCCTCAACTCAGCCGAGTTCAAGTCACTTCAGGGCGGACGCAACGGTGTGAACATGTCTGCGCCTTTTGAGGCTAAGTCACTTCACACCAAGGACATCTACTCAGGACTGCCTTCAGGCACCCCTTCAGCCTTCGGTGCTGTTGAGCGTGATGGCATCGTTCCGATTGCACAGCGTCGTAGCCGTGTTCGTGACCTTTTCCCGGCACGCACCACCAACGCTGCTGTCATTGAGTACTTCCGTCAGAGCGGCTTCACAAACGCCGCTTCAGTTGTGCCTGAGTACGTCTCTGGCTCGCCTGACAACTTTGGCGCAAAGCCTCAGTCAAGCATGACTTTCGTTGGCGAGCAGGCTCCTGTTCGCACGATTGCTCACTGGGAAGCCGCTCACCGGAACGTTCTCGCTGACGAGCCGCAGTTGCGTTCGATCATCGACAACGAACTCCTGTACGGTCTTCGTCTGACCGAGGACAACCAGATTCTTTCCGGTGCTGGCACTGGTGAGGACCTTACTGGTATCCTTAACACTTCAGGCATTCAGACCTACTCATGGTCATCAGGTGCAAACACACCTGTCGTTGACACCAAGGCTGACGCTCTTCGTCGTGCGGCTACGCTTGCGTACCTCGCCTACTACGAGCCGACTGGCATCATTGTCCACCCATCAGATTGGGAAGACATTGAACTCACCAAGAACTCACAGGGCACGTACCTTCTTGCCATGTCAGTTGCTGGTGGTGCAGAGTCACGTGTCTGGCGTATTCCTGTCATCGACACTCCGGCCATCGCTGAGGGCACTGCTCTCGTTGGTGCGTTCGGTACTGGTGCTCAGTTGTACGACCGTGAGGCTGCTTCAATCCGTATTTCGGAACAGCATTCAGACTTCTTCGTCCGCAACGCCATCGTGGTGCTTGCTGAAGAGCGTCTGGCTCTCGCTGTGAAGCGTCCAGAGTCGTTCGTCAAGGTCACATTCGACTCAGCACCTGCCGCTCCCTGATCCTAGAGATTAGTTGAGTGGTCGCTGAAACCTAGCGATTAGTTCAAAGGCCCCCCGGCTTCGGCTGGGGGGCTTTTGCTATAATAGGGTATGCCTATATATGAGAGCGAGTCGAACTTCCCTATTCCAACTTGGACTAAAGACGACGTGGCAGTTTTGGATGCCGTAGATGACTATTACGTTGATGGCATCATACGCTTTTTAGGATTTTTGATAAGCAGTGAAGGTATTGTTGCCGACTCCACGTTAGATTTGATTTTAGTGGTGCAGTCTGTTATTAACTCTACGGAAGATCATTACTCGTTTGACGACGCTGAAAGGCTGATGGCTGTAGCGAGTGAGTTCTGTTTAGTAGACTGTGTATACGAGAATCAAGTTTTGTCGATGGTGGAGTTGCAGGATAACGCCGTTCTGTTTCTAGCAATTCACGGCGAGCATGACTATGCTTTAGAGGCGGCAGTTTGTCTGTCTGGGAACGAACGGTCTATGCTGTGCGATGCAACCGTTCGGCCTTCACTTTCTTTGTTTGGGGACTGGGAAGAAATTTCAGCGGTTCTTTTGAACGCACTCTTGACTCAGGGTAAGTTGTGTGATAGCATAGGTTCTCTTATGGAGAAAACATCCAAGTCTGGACTTTGGATTAATTCAGAAGTTGAGTTTGTAGATGTTGTTCGTAAATTGTGTGCAGTTGGTTTACTGAACGTGACAATAGGAAAAAACGACAAAGCGGTAGTTGCGATTGAAGAAAAAGCCGCAGGGTTGTTTTTGTTGTTTTCTGGTAGAACTGACATGGCTCGCAAACTTGCTGATATTTCAGTTTGACTTCCCGCAGGGTGAGTGGTATCATTTAACCACTAAATCTTGCAAGTCTCACGACAACTTGACAGTCTCGTCTGTCGGGTTGCCGTTAGAATACTAGAACCACCTAAATCACGCCTACACAGAAAGAGAGAACAGTGGACCCTTTTTTCATTTCCGACGACTTTGCTAGCGAGTATGCCGACCAGATGCCCCCGTGGGGCTTCAATGGTTTGGGCTATGTGACTTATAAGAGAACTTATGCTCGGCCCATTTTTGAAGCCGGTACAGACATTATTGAACGTACCGAGGAGTGGCATGAGACTATTCAGCGAGTGGTGAATGGTGCTCAGAGCATTGGTGCTCAGTTGAGCCAAGACGAGGCAAAGCGTCTGTATGATTATTTGTTCAACCTGAAGGGTTCAGTTGCGGGCCGCATGTTGTGGCAGTTGGGTACCGAGAACAACCAGCGTCTTGGTGGCGATAGCCTTGTGAACTGTTGGTTCGTAGACGTTCAGAAGCCGACCGACTTTTCTTGGGCTGTTGAGCGTTTGATGCTTGGTGGCGGCGTGGGCTTCTCGTGTGATAGGCCGGAGCGTCTAGGCGTGGTTCGTGATGCTTGGGTCAGCCATCAGGACGCAAACGACGCTGACTTTATTGTTCCTGATACTCGTGAGGGTTGGGGCAATGTTATCCGCAAGGTCTTTGAGTGCTACCTCGGTGGCGACGATGAACCGCAGTACATGGCGTATGCGACTCATCTCATTCGGCCCGCTGGTGTACCCATCAAGACGTTTGGTGGTACCGCTTCTGGTCCTGACATTTTGATCTCGGGTATCGAAAAGATTTGTGCTGTTCTGGATGGTGCGGTTGGCCGCACCCTCACTTCTGTTGAAGTTCTGGACTGTATGAACATCATTGGTTCAATCGTGGTTGCTGGTAACGTTCGTCGGAGCGCCGAGATTGCAGTTGGCCGTCTTGATGACGAAGACTACTTGATGGCGAAGCGTTGGGACTTGGGTGACATTCCTATTGAGCGTGCCATGTCCAACAACACCGTGTTTGTTTCACCTGAGCAGATGAAGGATATGCCTGAGATGATTTGGGAAGGTTACAAGGGCAACGGCGAGCCTTACGGTTTCTTCAACCTTGAGGCTTCTCGCCAGTTTGGTCGCATGGGCGAACGGCGTCATGATCCGTCTATTGTTGGCGTTAACCCCTGTGCTGAAATCCCGTTGGCTAACCGTGAGTCGTGTAACCTTTCCGAAATCTTCCTTCCGATGATTGATTCACCGGAAGAACTTGAAGATGTCGCTCATCTGCTCTACAAGGTGCAGAAGGCTACCGCTGCTCTAGGTTATCTTGATCCCACGTCTGATAAGATCACTTCTAAGAACATGCGTCTTGGCTTGGGCATTACGGGCGTGGCTCAGGCTATGGACAAGATTGATTGGCTGGATCAGGCATACGTTTCATTGCGTGCGCTAGATGCGGAATGGTCGGCTCATCGTGGTTGGCCGGAGTCAATTCGTCTGACAACCATCAAGCCTTCTGGCACTCTCAGCCTTCTTCCGGGGGTCACTCCCGGCGTTCACCCCGGCTTCAGCCAGTACTTCGTGAAGCGTATGCGTATGGCTTCGGGTGACGTGCTTGTGAACTACTGCCGGTCAAAGGGCTTCTATGTTGAGCCTCTTCGCAACTTTGATGGTTCAGAGGATCATCGCACGGTTGTTGTTGAGTTCCCGTGTGCGTTCCCTGATGGTACGATTGAGGCTAAGGACATGACTGCGATTGAGCAGATGGACCTTGTTCGTCGCTTGCAGAAGGTTTGGGCTGACAACGCTATTTCTGTGACGGTCTATTACAAGAGTGAAGAGTTGGACGGTATCCGTGAGTACCTTGCGGAGCACTGGCATGAGATGAAGTCTGTTTCGTTCTTGCTACACAGCGAGCATGGATTTGATCAGGCTCCGATGGGCGAGTTGACTAAGGAAGAGTACGAGCATGTGCTTAGCACCACATCTCCGCTTGGTGAGAAGTTGACCGGTTCTACGATCATGTCTGACGATGAGTTCGACGCTGAGTGTGCAACTGGGGCCTGTCCCATCCGATAATGTTTAGGGTGCTGCTTGCTTATCTATTCCGGCGCAGGTAATATATCTGTATGATTGGTGTAACAGAACAATTCCCTGCTTTTGGTATGGTCGGAGTCAACGCAGACAACGAGTTTGTGGATGTCACTCTTGACGACTTTGACGGAATGTGGAAGGTATTTTACTTCTACCCGAAGGACTTTACTTTCATTTGCCCTACCGAGATTAGAGACATGGATCGTCTCGTAGACGAAGACGTTGCCGTTGTCGGGTTCAGTGGGGATAATGAGCATTGTAAGTTGAACTGGAAGCAGTCTAATGAGTTGATCGGTAGCATTCAGCATACGCTAGGCGCTGATACTGGTTTGTATTTGACTAGGTTCTTGGGCATTGAGGACACTATTGAAGGTGTTGCTTTACGTGCTACTTACATTGTTGACGAGTTCAATACTATCAGGTCGGTGACAGTGAACGAGTTGGACACTGGGCGAAACGTGGACGAAACTATCCGAACCTTGAAGGCTCTACGGGCAGGTGGTTTGACCGGTTGTTCGTGGAATCCGGGTGACGACTTTGTTGGATAGCCCAGTATTATAATTTCTAAAGTTGCAATCTGGCGAAAGTTTGGGGTGTAAATTAATACTTGTACCGGCAAGTAGGCTAACCCCGAAGGAGGAGATTGTGGATATCGGTTAAGCCGGTAGCCGATTAGCAATCAAATTATCTAGGCGGGGTCTGGTCACTTGCACCAGACCCCGTTTGGCGTTTAATATAGGTGTATGCCTTCTATGCGGGAGTTCAAAGACCATAAAATATTTATCGACTTGTCGTATTTGGCTGACATGATTCAGTTTCACGGGCTGTCCTCCACTGTTCCTCTGACTCCCGAGGGGAACGTTTCTCTACCTTTTGCCTTGGCGTCTATTTGTGGATTCACGAAGTATCCAGAGGTAGACGACTTTTTCTATTTACTGGAAGCCGTTCCCGCTCCGTATCGTGCGCAGTTTATTCGATGTTGGGAGGCTATTGAGTTAGATGTCGCTGAAGACATTGTAGAATGGTCTGAGCGAGTAGGTACTGAAAAGACAGTCAAACGGTTGAGGTCTTTGGCAAAAGAAATTGAGTTATCCTGATGTCGGCTTGACACTGCCCTGTATCTGTATTATCATACTTCTATGAATCACCATGAGCGATGGAAGAAACATTACACTGCTTTGGTTCAGTACTGCGAAAGGTACGGTGACGCCATGCCGCCCAGCGGACACATAGAGTTCCTGCCGGATGGTGAAGAAATTAACTTGGGTAACTGGGTTAGTTATATGCGCACCCGCTACAAGCAAGGAGCGCTGTCCGACGAACGGGTTGTGCTGTTAGAGTGTTTGACCAGTTGGCAATGGGGACCGGTTCGACCCGGACCAAAGTCGAAGGATGAAGTGCTTGAACGAAACAATGATATTGGGCGACTCCACGAGTCGGGTATGTCATTGGCGTCGATTGCAAAGCGGTATGGCCTTTCCAGACAGAGAGTACATCAAATAGTTAAGGAGAATTATGTCTAAGTCAGATAAAGATCAGGATTGGGAAAAGGTGCTCAGTAAATTGACATCAGAAAATGAAAAGTCATCGTCACAGACCGGAGCAGCGTCTGTGGGAATTTTAGCGTTTATTCTTGTTAATGCCATTTCAGCGCTTGCGGTTATGGTACTTAACAGTACAGTAAACCGTGTATGGGAGAACATTGAGGCTTTTCAGCCCGGTATTGGGTATGTTGATGCATTCGCATTCAGCGGATTAGTTTGGGTGCTATTTCTACTAAAGATCGGCATCAGTTCAGCGGTGGGGTCAAGTAATGACAACAGTTGAGTCTTGCGTCCCCACGTGGGATGCTTACGCTGCTCAGCATACTGAGGAAATCTTTAGGGTAGCGCATAACCGTCTTGACGAGTCTGCGGGGGCTTATAATAAGCGCCTTCGGATTCATCTGGACAATATGATTGACACCTATTTTGACAGCAGCGATCTGACACCCACCCCTGTAGACTGGTTGGGGTTGGGTAGTTTGGCTATTTTAGCGAGCGGTCAACTTGATGAAAACGAGACAGTTTCGACACTGTGCATGAAGCAGGGAGACTACGGGCCAAATAATATTGCCAGATTTGGACATTCCGGGCTACTTCTGCGGCTACATGATAAGGTGGCCCGTTTAGAGAACTTAGTCTCGCAGGGGCGGGAAGCCCAAAATGAAAGTCTTCACGACACGTATCTTGATATTGTGGGATACTCAGTGATTGGTATGATGCTACTGGACGGCAGTTTCTTTTTCCCTCTGACCTCTTTCGACTAAAGAGTAATCTGTGTACCCCGTCAAGGTACGGTATCATATATAAGTAGCAGACGTTGCCTAGGAGGTTATTATGCCAGAACCAATTGATGTGGATGATGTTGAACTTGACGACGAAGATGCGTCTGCTCGGCGTCCGGGCCTTCTTACCCGTCTTCGCCGTGGTTTGGCCCGTGGGCTTCGTCGTGGGGCTAACCGTTTACGGCGTGGCCGCAACAGGTCTTAAGTTTTAGTTGAGGTGGCGTTATGGCGCTAATCACAGTTTCTGATATAACAACATACATGGACATCACGTTAACTAACGTTCAGGAAGACGCCGCTCAGTTTATCATTGATGGCTTACAGGCTGAGTTGGAGGCTTATCTTCGGCGTCCCGTGGAGCAGACATCGTTCACGGAGACTTATCGGGTCCCTGATGTTGGGCGTGGTATTGTGAATCAGCAGTATTACCATAACTACACAACAGAGCCGTCTTCGACTTTAACCTCTCCGGGTGTTATTTACACCCCCATGCACACTTTGTATTTAGAAAACAGCCCTGTGGTTTCGGTTTCTTCAGTAACCATCACTCCGGCGTCTGCTGGGGCTACTGCAACTGCTCAAGTTGCTGAGAGAGACTATATTACGAGGGACTACGGGATTGACTTATTCAACGCTTTCGCAAATGATCGGATTGCCATTACGTATACTGCTGGGTTGGACGGGACGAACATTAAAGCATTTAAGTTGTTGATGCTGCGTGCAGCGACTCGGGAAATGCAAAACATGCATGATGATGTCGTGGGTCTGAAAGAATTGGATACCCGTAATGTCGCTCCGTTAGAAACTGGGTTTTCAGAAAGAGAGTTGCAGAGTATCAGAAGGTACCGCCGAGTAAGGGTGGCCTAATATGGGTGTAAAAGTACGCATTACCAAAGTAGATACAAGCGCCGTTCGTAAGCGTTTCGCTGCGATGACTCGTCGTTCTCAGGATTTTAGGCCGGTGTTCCGCTGGGTTATGCAAGAATTGCAAAAAGCCCACCGACAGAACTTTAGGTCGCAAGGCGCTTCGTCGGGTTTCCCTTGGAGTCCGTTAGACCCTCAATACGCTTCGTGGAAGTTAGAGAACTACGGTGCGAAAGGGATTCTTGTGCGGGAAGGTGACTTAGAAAACAGTTTGACAATGAATAGCGGTCGTGGGGCTGTGAGAGATGTAGGTTTGCGGACTGCTGAGTTTGGTACACGAATTCCTTATGCAAAGTTTCATCAAACGGGTACCACTAATATGGCTCAGCGCAAGCCCGTATTTGTTCCTCGGCTGATGGCTTTGAATACGGCTACGACAGTTGGTGAATATATTGTTCATGGTTCGGTAGGTGTTCGGTACACGGACGCAATGAAAGGGTTTGTGATTTAATATGATGTCAGGACCCAGATTAGCGAAAAACTATGTTTCAAACTATTTAGCGAACGATCTACCAGACCGGTTGCTGACTTATCGAAACCACTGGTCACTTAGTGCATCTCAACTACCCACGCCTGTCCGCTACTTGAGTTATGAGCCTTTTGCGCTGGATAAGTGGCCTACGGTTATCACTTTGGTTATCAATACTCGGTCTGTTACGAGGGATGGTTACGAGTCTGATGCTGACCCAAACTACAGGGTAACGTATGAGATGCGGACGTATGTGTGGGCACGAGCAAATGGAGCGGAAACAGTTACGGAGCAGAGAGACAACCTAACCACGGTTGTCCGTGAGGCTTTAATGGATGGACCTTCTTTATCTGCCCACGATTCGGCAGTTCCGTGCTACGCAAAAATTGATGAAGGTACTATCCGTGAAGAGTTTTCAGACTTGACTCTTATTAAAGGCGAGAGGCTACTCGCTGGCGCTTATATTGCTTATGATTTGTCTTTGAACGAAGTTATTGATGTGAGTGCATTGGGTGTCATGCAAGACGGTGAAGCAACGGTGTCGAAGATGCCTATTACGCCAAATGCACCTACTGATGTGATTGCTGTGGCGGGTAATGCCCAAGTGACACTGACTTGGGATGAGTCTACATGGAATGGGGGTATTCATCCGCTTACTGGTTACGCCATACAGCAGTCTACAGACGGTGGCACTACGTGGACTCAAATAACCCCCAACACAGACTCTACCGATCCGCTATATGTCGTTACGGGATTAAACAACGGGACCGGTTATAAATTCCGGGTTGCGGCAGTAAATCAGGCGGGCTTGAGTGACTATTCTGCTCCATCTGTGGTCGCAACACCAGCGGCTAGTTAATACAAGGTGGTCAAGTAATACTATAGTTCCTGCGACTGCTAGACGTTTGGTGGTAATATAATAGTTGATAGAGCAGACGCTTTAGCGTTTTGCCCGCAGGGCAGACAATACTGGTATTGTAATCTACGAATATGGAGGCTAAACATGCCGGGAGTTAATATTACAACCGCAGTGCGCACTGGTCCTGTGGGTACTGGCGACATTGCATCAGGTCAGGTGTTTATGGTTGGTGAGGCTGAGCGTGGTCCTTTGGACGAGCCTACGCTTCTTAGGTCTTTCAGCGATTACACGACCTACTACGGAAACTACAAGGCAGGCAACCTTTACTCGCACGTAAAGACCTTTTTCGATGAGGGTGGTAGCCGTTGTCAGGTGATGCGTGTTCTCGGCTCAAATAGCGCCGCAGGTTCCGTTGATCTAGTTGACTCGGCTGGGTCAGCGACAATGACAATTACCGCAAAGAATGCTGGCGCTTGGTCAGCGAACTTAGATGTTGATGTTATTGCGGCTGATAACGCTGGTTTCCGTATTGAAGTTTATCTAGACGATCTACTTCTTCTCCGCACTCGTGACTTAACGTCAACCACAGATGCGATCAACGTTTTGAACGCATCAGAGGTTAGTCACCTTCTTGTTGCTTCGGACAATGAGACAAGCAGCAACGATCCTGATGAAGCCCAGAATGCCAAGCAGGCGGTTAACACGAAAACAACAGGCGACGATGGCGATGCAGTTGATGATGCTGATGTTGTTGCGGCGCTGGATTCCGTGAGCGTTAACCTTGGTCCGGGCGCTATTTGTGCTCCGGGTCAGACTTCTACTACGGTGTGGGAAGGTTTGCGTGATCATGCGGCGGCTAACAAGCGAATTGCAATTCTTTCCTTCGCTTCTGGTACAAGTGCTGCTAATGCCAAGATTGCTGCATCTTCTTATTACGCAGATGCTAATGCGAAGAGCATGGCTTTCTACTGGCCTAGCGTTAAGGTACCGGCACCAAATGTTTCGGAACTGGCAACAGGTGTAAGCAGTGTGCAGGGTAGCACAGTTACTATTACGCCAGAAGCCTACGCTGCTGCCGCTCGTTCTCGTGCGGTTCAGGCGGCTGGTGGCCCGTGGCGTGCAGGTGCTGGTCAAATTTCAGCAGCGAGTACAATTGTTGCACTCGCACAGGACGTGACGCCTGCTACTGGTGACGCTCTTGACGCTGCCCGAATCAATGCCCTTCGCAAGATTGGTAACTCAATTCGGGTCTATGGTGCAAGGTCAGCCTCAAACGATGAAGCCAACTGGCGCTACATTACCCAGCAAGACACCTTGAACTACATCATTGATGGAGTGGAGACCCGCATGGAGCGTTTTGTCTTCTCAACTATTGATGGTAGAGGTGGACTGTTTGGTCGAATCAGAGGCTCAATTAAGGGCTTCCTTGATCCGATTCGTGTTGCAGGTGGCCTTTTTGAAGCCTACGACGATGACGGTGTTCTAATCGACCCCGGTTACAACGTTGTGGTTAACTCAAACATTAACCCTGCAACTCAATTGGCAACTGGGGTTGTCAAGGCTCAGGTCGGCGTGCGAGTTTCAGGCGTTGCTGATTTGATTGATATTGTTATCACCAAGAGCAACTTGTCGGCTCCCATTATCTAAGGAGATTATAAATGGCTAAGGCAACTCAGAGACAGATTGTAGCAGAAATCGTAGCACGTAACGACGTGGGTCATGGTAATGGCCCAAACTGGGACGACTACTTTGCTACGGTCAGCGGTGGTGAAATTAGTGCCGCAGTTGAAAAAGTATACGATGGTAACAGCACGTTCCCAGAGGTGCTTTGCGCTCCTGCTGAGATTGGCGACATTACGATCAGTCGGTTCTTCGACCCTGATAATGATATCCCCAAACTTGCACAAATTCGTCCGCTGGTCGGCATGACTTATTATGACCTTACGATTGTCACACTTAACTGTGAGTTGCGTGAGGTTGGGTCAGAGCGAGTTTATCCGAAGGTGCTTCTTGTTGGCTTAACTGAGCCTGACGGTGATGCTTCTTCAGGCGCTCCGGCTTCTTTCTCACTGACCTTTGCAGTGAGTCAGGTCAGCCCTGCTGCGTGATCTAATATAACACACAAAAAGAGAGTGAGAATTGGCGCTACTTCGGTAGCGCCTTTTCTTTTTGCAGTTCTTGCATTTTCAGACATATTGTTGTATTGTAAATATACATATTGTCTACATGAGGTCAAATCATGAGTATTCCAACAGTTAGTAGTCGGGTGAACATTAAGGACTTGCATCCTAAGTTTAAGGCTCGGCTAGAGGCATTTTTTGCCGATCCACGGATCAAGGGAAAGGTGTCGGTTGTTTCCGGCGTCCGCACCTATCAGCAGCAGAAGTACCTGTATGACGGCTATAAGAGCCGTAAGCCCGGTTTCAATCTAGCCGCTAACCCTGACCGTGTGAACAGAGCAGGCTTTCAGGGTTCGTACCATATGGGCCAGCCAAAGTTTGATGGATATGGTTATGCGGTTGACTTCCGTATCATCAAGAAGGGTTCTATTTCTACCACGCAGGTGAATAAGATTGCTGAAGAGTATGGTATTCGCAAGACGGTGGCTTCAGAATGGTGGCATCACCAGCCGTGCCGTGTGAGCGGTTCTAAGATGGACTGGTTCCCGGTTAAGGGCGACATCAAGGTCCCTAAGGCTGCTTCAGTTAAGTCTGAGCAGGCGCAGGCGCTTGAGTTCATTGCTGCTTGCTTGGAGACGGTTGTCCGTAAGGGCGACAAGGGGCCGGTTGTTGAGTTCCTTCAGAAGATGCTTGATAAGAACGGTTACAAGTTGACTTCTCGCCCTCGCAAGAATTCTGGTGTTGATGGCGATTTTGGTCCGAAGACGTTGAAGGCTGTGAAGCAGTTCCAGCGTGACGAGGGTTTAGCCGTTGATGGGGTTGTTGGCCCTAAGACGTGGGCTGCGTTAGTGGACTAATTTTTTTGGATTAGTTGACAGGTCTTCAAAGAAATTACTATCATATCAAATATGGATACTACAGAAGAAATTATCGAAGTTGCTGGCGCTGATAATACGGCCCCCGCAAAGAAGAAGGGCACGAAACTTACCGTGCTTGATCAGTTGAAGGAAGAAATTTCTAAGGAAGTTACTCGTCCTGAGATTGAGATGGCCGTCCCTGAGCGTCGGGGTGTTACGGTGCGGTTTTCTCCCAATATCACTAATGAGCAGTTGAAGTCATGGAGGCGTAACTCCACGAACCGTAAGACTGATGAACTTGACTCCATCAAGTTTTCTTGTTATGTCGTGGGTCAGACCGTTACTGGCATCTACTACAATGACGAACTAGCGTTAGATGACTCTGGTAACATCATTACGTTTGCATCTCCGGTTATGATGGAGATGACGGGAACGGATCGCCCGTTGCCGGATGCTATTCGGGCGTTCTACGGGGTTGATCCTCATCTTGAGTCTGTCGCTCTAAAGATTCTGGATTACGCCGGTTATGGTGACGACGTTGACGCTGAGGACCCTACGAAGGGCTAGTAGAAGAACTAGCCCAAGATATTCGGATTCGTTCGGTTGCACGCTTGGCTGAAGCATTCCATTGCGATCCTATTCAGTTGTTAAACGTTGATTACGATGAGTGGTTGATCAGATTAGCCGCCGCTAAGGCCCTTGCTCACGATCACGCTGAGCGTGATAGGCAGCGAAGAGGTGCGCAAGGTGGCTACTGAGAGCCGGGAATTTCTGTAGAATATCTCTATAGGGATTCCCGGTTTTCTTTGTTTTAGGGGCAATTATGGCTGTCGAAGAAAAAGTTGTAATTAAGGTAGAGGTTGATGCTGATATCAGCAATGACCTTCTTGGAGTTGAACGTCGCCTCAAGTCTTTAGAAAGTCGTTCCCGTGCGTTCAATCGCCAGACCCGTGACATGGATCAGAGTGTTGATAAGGTCACTCGTCGGTTTGATAAGATGCAGCGTGCGCTTAAGGGCATCACCGGAGTTTTTGGTAAGTTTTTAACTACGCTTGCAAAGTTTAGTTTTATTGCTTTGGCGGGTCAGATTGGCTTGTTTACAGCAGGGTTGCTTGCTGCGAAGGCAGCGCTGGTAACAGGCCGTGCAGCGGTATCCGCATATCAGGCTTCTTTGCGTGGTTTGTCTGTGGTTGCAGCAGGTGTGGCCACTGCTATGGCGGTTGCTGCGGCTGCTATTCGTGAGTTCCAAGAGGCTCAACTTAGCCCATTTTTGGGCGGTGGTCAGGCGGGCCGATCACGAGGCGCTACCTTAAACCGGAGTATCAGCGCACGAATGACTGGTCTACTTGGCAGTGAGGCAACTGGTGCTATTACAGGTTCGTTTGCTCGTGCAGGTGTCCGAGGAAATCAGGCTAATGCGCTAGCCCGACAGTTGTTTAATATTACCGGTGGTGATGCGAAGGCTGCTCAAAGCCTTGCTGCGGCCTTCGCTTCTGGTGACTTTACTCAGGCCCGTTCCGCTGTGCGTGGTGCTGCTGGATTCAGAAAAGATTCACTTGGCGGTGTGACTTCAATGGCGGGCTTAATGAGCACCGTTGCTGGTGGCGGTGCGACTTCTGACGCTTTCCAAGGGGTTGCTCAGACGATGGCGACCACCATGATTGGTACGCTGAAAACAGAGTTTGCCGGTCTTAGAGGCATCTTTGCGGATATTGGTGAGCCGCTGCTTGCCCCGTTCCGTGAGTCATTCTTACAAATTTCTCGCATTTTGCGGGAAGACATTATTTCGATGACCGCAGTTCTTCAGAAGTTTGGTGCCGAGTCGTTCGCTCCCACGCTGGTTACTGTGGTTGACAAAATTAGTGAGTTTGTTCGGTCTAACATCGTAAATAATATGGGGCGTGTTGAGGAGATGGGGGAGTCGTTCGTCAACTTCTTTAAAGGCGTTCGTGATTTCTTTGATGCTATTGGTGGTTACCTTGTAAAGTTAGAGCCTGCGGCTGATGTTGTTATTGAAATGTTTAAGGCGATGGGTGATGCGGCTGGTGGGCGTGGTCTGTTCCAGCAGTTCAACGCTTTGGTTGTTGAGAATGCTGAGGCGTTTGTTCAGTTTGGTACTTCGATTGGTAATGTTTTCGGCGCACTGTTTGATCAGTTGTCTGGTGGCCAGATGGGCTTCTTCAATAAGTTGCCGTTGTTGTCTGACATTTTTGATACGCTGGCGTCGGATGTTATCCCTGCGTTGTTTAATGTCTTCAATCAGTTCGCTCCTCTTATGGAGCGTCTACCGGGAGCGTTGGAGGGCTTGGCTACTGTGCTAAATATGATTGCTCCAATTATCGGCAATCTGGTTGCAGTGGTTGATACTCTGATTGGCGTTGTGAGTGGCATAGGGGGAATGATTCCGGGCGGTGGCGGTCTTGGCGATTTGCTGGGCTTGGGGTTACTGTACATGGGTGGGCGCAAGTTAGGCGTTTTCGGTAGAGGTGCTAGAGCCGTCGCAGGTGGAGGGCGTGCAGCAGCGGGCGCAAGGGCAGCAGGTTCTGTCACAATGGGCGCAAGGGCTTCATCATACGGCGGTTTACTTATGCGGCAAGGGCGAGCAGGGTATGGCGCTTTCCGTGGAAGCAAAGGGTTGAGCGTCATGGGCCGTGGTCGTGCTGTGACCGGCGCTATATCTACGGCTACTCAGCGTGCAGGGGCAACTTCAGGGGCCATGAGCGCAATGGGCAGTGTGAGTAAGTTTGCTAAATTCGGAAAGGCTTTAGGGCCTCTTGGTGCTGGTCTGGGTGTACTAGATGTGGGCATGACTGGGTATAATGCCTATCAAACTGGTGAGTTCACCGGTTCTGGTATGGTGAGTGGTGCTTTGACTGGTGCTACGATTGGCAGCATGATTGCTCCCGGTGTAGGTACAGTCGTTGGCGCAGTTATCGGTTTTGGGGTTGGTTATGCCACAGAAGCAATTGCCGCCTATTTTGGTAACAAGAGAAAGAAAGAGGAAAGCAAGAAGAGGGCTGAGAAAATGCTGGAAACCTCAGAGGCTTTAAACCTTGTCGGAGCCGGTTCAGAAGCGATTGCTCAGCAACAAGATATATTGACTCAATTCCAAGCGGCTGCGTCGGCTGGTATGGACGTGAAGACAGGTAGAGTTACAGAAGGTGACACTCGTGAGTTTAACACGTTCTTACAGATGCTCGGCATTGATCCCACAAGTGTACACCGAGACGAACTGATTGAAAAACTGGCCACTGGTGGCTTTGAGCAAGACATAATGGATGCGCTTGAAGAGGCTAGCAATTTCATGATAGAGCAGGTTGATAACATGGCATCAGCGTTGCAAATGTCTCAAGAGCAGATTATGGCGGGATTAGAAATTTTAGGCATTGATCCCATGACTGATTACAGTGAACGTGGCGTTGCTGCTATGCTTGCTTTATTGGAAAGCCCTCAGATGGATAGAAGTCAACTTTTCCTTCCAGATTTTAGTACTTCTGAGGCAGGCGTACAAAATAGGTTTGATAGTGCTACTGCTGTGTTAAACACTTTGATAGGTGAGACCAGTGAAGGCGTGTTTGATGCTTCTACGGTTTCAGACTTTGTGGATAGGTTTGCTGCTGCTGAAATTGCTAGTGGGATGAATGCTGATATTGCTGGCCTTAGTGGTTTGTTTGAACTTCGTGAGGAAATTGCTCTTGGGAATTTGTCGCCGGATATTTTAGAGAAGTTCAATATTGCTGATATGGAGCGGCAAGTTATTAACCAGATTGCAGCGGCGCATGGCTTGGATGCAGCATCGCTGTATCAAGGTTATGTGGATAGTGGCTTTGATATTATGGGTTTGGAAGATACTATTGCTGGGAAGGATAAGTCTCGTGAAATGATGAGGTCTGGGATTCTTGGCGGTAATATACCGGATTTTGCTGAGGCTATGGGTCCTGACATGATGGCTGATTTTAGGCAATTCATGCTGAGAGAGATTATAAAGGACATACCTAAGGACAGCGTTGGCGACTTTTTGACCGCTCCGGGGAAATTTGCGTCGGCGGTGGGCACGTTTACAGCAGGTGATGTGGAGAGCATCCAAGAGTATATTGATGCAAACTACGAGGGCGGCGCAGAGCAGGCCACTAAAGACTTTATGGCACAAGTTGATGGAAGTGATCAGGAGATAATTGGCAAATTATCGGAAATTATTACTAATACCGCTCAGCCCGCCACGTTTAATATTACTGGTGATGTTTCAGAGACTTCAACAAATGGGGCACAACTTTTGTTAACCATTCAGGCTGTTGGTACTGACAGCACCAGCACCAGCAGCACCTCCAGTGGTCGAAAGCCGCACCCGCACTCCGCAGCCGCAAACAGGAATTAAGGATAAACTATGCCTAAAATTGTTAAATCATTTAAGTCAGTTAGTGGGAGTGTTGTTAATCCGCAGGGCTTCAGGTCTAGCCGACCTGCCCGAGCGAAGTTGGCGAATATTCCCACGAAAGAAGACAGTACTGTCATTGAGGTGCTATTTCCGTTTGGCCCACAGAATGTAGATCATGCTACTTTGGAAGGGGTCACTGCGAGCATTTCTCGTCCGGGGCGTAAGCCTTTGCTGGTCCATGAAAATGAGCAGTTGCGGACAGTTTCGTTTGATGCTGTGCTTGCCGATAAGGCTAGTGGCGGAACGAAGCCGATTACAGATATAATAGATAATTTGGAGACTCTGGCCGCTACGTCTTTACCTTGTTCGTTTATTTATGGTTTGACTTCTTTGTCGTATAACGTGGTTATCACAAGATTAAATATTACTGTTTCTTATCGTAATGGTGCTGGTGAGCCTTTGCGGGCTGAAGCGAGTATTCAGTTGACTGAGACTCCTGTGTTTAATCAGGATGTTTTGGAGTTGAAGGCTGTCGTTAAGACTGTTCCTGCTGCAACGCAAACTTACTCTAAAGGCGGCGGCGGTGGCGGCGGCGGCGGTGGCGGCGGCAACACACAGGATAAAGCAGAGGGACCAGTCGCTGATAGCCAATTAAGACAAAGACCCGTATTTCCTCCAAGTGAACGTGCGTATGAAGAGCAAAGAAAGCGTAACTATGCGGCTGCTCAAAGTGCTGACAGAAAATATTTCCAGCAGGCCGCTTCAACGCAGCCGATGTTCTTTTACTAAAGATGGTGCTAGATAATGAGTTTTTTAGTTGAATCAATTACGGTCGGTGAGGTCGGAGAAAAGAACGTTGAAATCCGTGAGTCGGTGATCGACGTGAGGTACGCTTTGAGCGCTAACGCTGTAAGCGAAATACAAGTTACTGTCCACGATCCCGACTTTAAAATGCATAATAACAATTATTTTATGATTGGCCGTAGGGTTGTGTATGATAAAGTTAACTACGAGATTTCTGCTGTAGAAGTGAAACATGGGCAGCAAGACTCTTGCGTTTTTACTGCTAGGTTAGAGGCATCTCAAAAGTTGAGACGAGAAACGGGGCAGAAAAACTTTGGCAACATTTCTCCTACGGTTTTTGCGCAGACTGCGGCGGCTAGGGTTGGATTACAGTTTTTCGGAGAGGATTCTCCTAGGGATGGGGCTATTGTTCGTGAGTCCACGGAAAATAAAGACGAATCCACTATGGATGTCTTGCAGAGGCTTTGCAGGGAACTGGAGTTTATGTGTTTTGAGGCTAAAGGTATTTTGTTTTTCGCCTCAGAATCAAAAATCATTGAAGAGCAGGCTTCGCTTGTTATAAACGTGCCGTCTGGTGACACTGATCCCTTTTTTGGCGTTTCGGTATCTGCACGACGGACGACGGATGGCCGTAGTGCCGCAAAGTTTCAGGCTCAACTTATAAAGAATAGTTCTTCTCAGTCCATTTATCCCGGTGCAGTTGTAGAGTTAAATGGGATAGAGCATTTTAATAAGTTTATGGTAGATCAAGTCCGATATTCTGCATCACCTAATGCATTGGTTTCTATTTCAGGAACGTCGCCTGAAGACTCTGATGAGTTGACATGCGAACTTCAGACGTTCAAACAAGGCATTAGAGGGAGTGACTGTGTTAAAAGACTTCAGCAGGCGATTGGGACAACGGCAGACGGTTACTGGGGTCCAGTGACTCAGCGATATGTGCTAGACTTTCAAAGAAAGAACGGGTTGCCTGCTAATGGTATTTGGGATGCAGACGATTGGGCTAAGATAAAAGGTGACTATGTTCGCCCTGCCTCAAGTTTCAAGTCTAGTTATACTGCTCCTGTTAAAAAAGTAACGATTTCAGACGTGTTCCCTGCACCTAAAAGTATTAGTAAAAGTAAGGGTTGGGAGTACGTTCGGGCTAATAAACAGTTACCGCTACCGTACCCGTGGAATAACGGGAACTGGAATCCTGATGACGACACCGGCTATCAAGTAATTGTGAGTGCAATGCGTGAATGGATTGCTTGGTTAAATAACAATAGTAGCGAACCGATTGTAGATGCAGACGTTCGTCGGGCGCAGAATCTGAAGGTGCAGTAATGTCACGCAGAACAGGCAGAAATAATAATTACACTAGCGGTATGGCCCCTTCGGGGTTTTTTCGTGCTGAAGTTGTTGCGGTTAGCGGAGAGTATGTTTCGGTAAAAGTTTCTCGTTTAGGCTTGAATAACATTTATGAGAATGTGCCGTTTACTGGGTTCTCCCCTGCTGTGGGTGACCGTGTGTGGGTTTCTTTCGTAGAGGGCAGGGCTTCGCATTTGTTGGCGTTTGTTGGTGCTGGAGATACAAGTACTGATATTACGGAGATTGTTGCTGGCACGAACTTGAATGGTGGCGGCACGGGCGGTTCGATCACGGTTAATCTTGACGACGATATCACGTTGTCTTCGGTGACGGCTGACGCTTTTTACGGCGAGTTGTACGGCGCTATCCATATTCTTGTAAAGAATGTAAGTGGCGGCTCTCTGGCTAAGGGTACCCCTGTGTATGCTACGGGCGCTGTTGGCGCTTCTGGGGCTGTGGAAGTTGAAGCGTCTTTGGCTGGGACTAGTTCCACGATGCCTGCTATGGGTTTGTTGGATCAGGACTTGGCAAATAATGGTCAGGGCGACGTTGTTGTTTCTGGTGTTTTGCAGCACATTGATACCGACACTCCGGGTTATAGTGTGGGTGACGAGTTGTACGTTGCGGCGTCTGGTGGTTTGACAACGACTCGGCCTACGGGGTCTTCTCAGTTGGTTCAGAAGATCGGTAAAGTTATTCGTGTTCAGCAGAATACTGGCGAGATTTTGGTTCAGGGCGCTGGTCGTACTAACGATGTTCCAAACTCGTTTACTACTAGTGGTGATGTTACTGTTGGTGGTGACTTGACTGTCAATGGCACCACGGTTACGTTGAATACCGAAACTTTGACTGTTGAAGATAACATTATTGTTCTTAACTCTAATGTTACTGGTACTCCGTCTTTGGATGCTGGTATTGAGGTTGAGCGTGGTTCTTCTAGTAATGTGTCGTTTTTGTGGGATGAGTCCGCTGATGCGTGGACTATTGGGGCGGTTGATTTTGTAGTTGATACGAATACGTTGTTTGTAGATGCTTCAACAGATCGTGTCGGTATCGGTACAACGTCACCTGCGGAGAAATTGAATGTGATCGGTGACATACGCATCGGCAAGGATGATGACTCATATTTAATTTTTGAGGACACGGTAACCCCTTCTGAGTCTTTCATTAAGCATGATTCGGTTGATGGTTCTTTGGTGTTGGCCGCTGACCAAGGTAACGATCTTGCAGATTCCGGTATTTCGATGAGGGTTGACAGTGTAACCCGTATGCGTCTTGATTCGTCTGGCAATCTTGGTATCGGTACAACCACCCCCGGTTCACCTCTGCACTTGTTTGGGGCAGGCAACTCAGTAGATCAGATCAGGATTTCATCTAATACCGGCACAGTTTCGGAGTACGGGTTCCTTGCCGCAGATGCTTCTACAAATGTCATGAGGTATGGCTACTGGACGGGTAGCGCATTTGGTAACCATCACTTTGAGGGCAATGTCGGTATCGGTCGAAGTAATCCTGACACCTTGCTTCATGTCAATGGTGCGGTAACGATCAGTAGCGATACTGGCGTTGGCAACACGCACTTTCCGTTTACCGATGGTCGGTTCTACTACACCGCTGATCCTGAGACTGGTGGCACGGGTGACCATGTGTTCCGTCATTACAGCGGCGGGTCGTATGTGGAGCAGATGCGGATTCTGGAGAATGGCAACGTCGGCATCAACGATTCCACACCGTCGTACAAGTTAGATGTCGCTGGCGATATCCGTGCTACTGGCAGAGTACGCACTGACCTTATCGGGACATCGGGTGGCGACGATCTTGGTATCGGTGCTGGTGAGACGGCTAACAAGATGGCTGGCAACATCAGCGGCGAACACCTGTGGCTCGGTGCTGAGGGAAACATTAATCTTGTCACGTCCCCTGATAACTGGGCTTCTGGCTGGGCTGGTCGTGATGAAACTCACCTGTCACCGCTGACTGATGGCTCGCTTCGGGTTACATCAGACAGCGGCTATATCGACATCGGCCCTAAGAATACTACCTACTGCCACATTTATACTGATCGTGGTTCGTTCTACTTCAACAAGAGCGTGCTGTACGCTAACAGCACCAGCAACAAGATTTGGCACGCCGGTAATGATGGTTCAGGATCAGGGCTAGATGCTGATCTGCTAGACGGAAATCAGGCTTCAGCGTTTATCACAACATCAACGACGCAAAGCAACAACCTGTACATCCGAAACAGTTCACCAACAATTTATATGAGAGACACTAACAATCGGGCGGGGATGCTTCACCAAAACTCAAACATCTTTTATGTGTTGAGGGCTTCGGGTAACGATTCGACAACGTGGCAGACCACACAGGGCGAGTGGCCATTAGTTGTGAGAGTGGACAACAACGAAGTTGTGGCAGGCGGACAGGTTCGGGTACCTAACATGGACGGTACCGGCTCGTACAACACTTGCCGATATAACACCTCTAATGGCCACATTATGCATTTCACTTCGTTGGCCGAGCACAAGACTGACATTGTGGAAATTAATGGCGTTTTGGGTTCCTTGAATGAGCGTTCACTACTTCACGACCTACGCCCCATTTTGTTCCACGAGAATCAAGAAACAGCGACGACACGAGGTGAGTACATTCCCGGCTTCATTGCTGAGGAAGTCCACGAGGTTGCTCCAGAGTTGACGTATTATGATAGAAATGGTGAATTAATCTCTTATTCTCCTGAGGCTTTGGTACCTCATCTTGTTGCTGAGATTCAGCGGCTGAATGGCATGGTTGAAGAACTGTATCGAAACGCTCATCCAGACTGGACTCCTCCGCAACCTCGTCCGTCAGATCGTGGCGACGATGAGAAGGCTGTTTTTGATGCTGGCGCTGCTTATACGGTAGCAAATCCAGTGGTTATTCCTCCACCAAATGTGCCTATTGAGCCAGAGGAACCTACAGAATAATTTAGTTAAACTTTATATATTCAGGTATTGACACATACCGACAGTCTGGTAGACTAAAGAGATATGTTCCCAACCCTAAGGAGCCGAACATGTTTCCCAAACCCCCCAGAATCTTTTTGGTACCCCTTGTAGCGGTTCTGACGCTTGTAGGTTGTGCTGCCGATGACCCTCTCACCGTCAATGAGCCGGATACGCAGCCCCTGCCTGCGCCTGTTGAAGTCGTACAGGAAGTTGAGATTACGCCTCCTGCCCCCGGTGTAGTAGAAAACTATTCGTATGCCCCCACGCCTTTCGATTTAAGCGCATTGGAACCGATATCTGAAGTGATGCTAGATGAGTATGACTGGGGCAGTGGAGAAAACGTAGAGTCTTTGCAAACATTCTTGGGTGTTACAGTAGATGGAGACTATGGCCCCCAGACCCGAACGGCTCATGTTAAACTCCTAGAGGGCATGGGGTGGAGCACAAGTAACGTTCCCGATGCACCGTCTTCGGGGTCATCTATCTCGTACAACCCGAATCCAACGCCTCAGTGTACTGAGTGGTGGGATACTGCTAGGGCGGCTGGCTGGTCAGAAGATCGACTACCCAAGTTGGGCCGAATCATGTTCGCTGAAAGCCGCTGTACACACGATGTGGTGTCCAGAACCAAAGATTACGGCTTGACTCAGATCAACTGGGCTGCTCACGGTAGTAGGCTTACAGATGCTGGTATCACTCGTGATATGCTGTTGGACGCCTACACTAATTTGGTGCAGGCAAAGTGGATTGCAGACTATGCCGAGAAACACTATGGTTGCTGGAGTCAGCCGTGGTACATGTCGGGCGACTGGTGCTAATTACCTAATTTAGCCAAGTTGTCTATTTTGGCTAACTATTCCTACTAGAATATAAGTGATTACATAACTTCTACTGAAAAGGATTCCCCGACATGGCAAAGCGACCTTATACCGGCTGGGACCGGAA